TTCCTATACATGACCTCATTACTATTATTAGTAATTAATATTTATATTTTAATTACTTTCTGGTTTTTCTTCTTCTTTTTTAATATTATCATTTTTTTCTGATAGTTTTTCTTCTACTGGCTTTTCTTCTACTTGTTTATCATCTGGTTTTTCTTCTTTATCAACTTTAATATTTTTATTAGATGGATGACGTGCTATTTTATATTTATGAACATTTTTATAACGTGACCTCTCTTTATTTATTCTTGACAATTCATCTTTTAACTTCTCATCAATTTCTACTAAATCTAATTGTAATCTTTGCATAAATTCATAATAACTTTTCTTAATAATTTCTTCATGTTTTTTATTTTTAGCTCCTTTTAATAGTACTGATAATCTATCTTCACCATATGTGTCTATTTCATTTATCGCTCTTAATATATTATCTTTTTGTTTTATTATCATATTTAATTTATTATTTTGAAAATGTACTTTTGGTTTTTCTATATCTGATTCTTCACTAGATTCACTTTCAGGATCTACTGCCATTGATACTGACATATTTTTCATATCATTAGGTGATGTTATTTGATCTTTAGCACCCATATCTATTAACATATCATCAATATATTTTATTTTAGTTTTTGCAGCTCTAATTCTGTCTGAATATGATATTCCAAAATTTGGTCTAAGTTCTTCTGCTTTTTTCTTCCAATCTTCAATTACTGCAATTAATTCTTCTTTCTCTTTAATTAATTTTATTTTTCTAATTTCATCCTTTCTACTATTCTTATTATCATTAATATTTTCTAATATATCAGCTAAATGTGTTTTACTTAATATCGCCTTCGAACCATTAACATAATATATTAATGGTTCTTTGATCCTTGTTCTTACAAATGATGATACATTAACATCTTTCTTTAATAAATCACTATATTGATCTTTATGCTTCCATATTAAATATGATGCATCTCTTCTTAGTCTAGTCGGTAACTGTAATTCAGATATAATTAATGTTGTAAAATCTATCCACTCTTGTTTAATTTTAATATATACTTCTAACTGTTCTTGCACTTGATACACTTTCATATATCCTGAACTTATCGTAATTAAAAAAGAAAACACTGTCAATATAACTGTATATGCTGTCGTTATAGTTACATTCGCAAATTGTGACGCCGATAATGTTCCCGTTAATGTTGATAATGCTATACCTAATATACTGTTCCACCGCAAAAATGATCTATTAACTTCACATGCATAATCTAATAAACGAATATGATACGTACCAATACCAACCCATTCATGTAATGTATCCTCATTTGTACCATCCCAATGAGTACCATACTGTTTTGCTAATTCACTGAATTTACCTATATCATTTACATCTACATCTATTTTAATATTATTTCTATCTTCTTTTGGAATAGCATCTTCATCTCCCATAAAATTATGAACTAAAAAATTATATAAATAGTTATATTTATTTATTCTAAAATGTGTGGAATTCATGCTGTTTTATCCTATTTTAATAAACAACAATTAATTGAGTATTGTTGCAATGCTAAAAATTTATCTGCTCGAGGTCCCGACGACCATAAAACATATTCCGATCCAAATATTATTATGAATTTTTTCCGCCTTAGTATTAATGGTATTGGTTCTGGTGCTCAACCCATGATATATAAAAATTACGTACTTATGTGTAACGGCGAAATTTATAACCATAAACAACTAGAAAAATTAATTGATTATACTAATACTACAGGTTCCGACTGTGAAATTATTACACCATTGTTTGAAAAATTCGGCATTGAAAAAACATGTACTCTTTTAGATGGTGTGTTCGCTTTTATTATTTGGGATACTAATAAAAAAGAATTATATGTTGGTCGTGATCGTTTTGGTGTAAGACCATTATATTATTCATTTGATAATAATATTTTACAAATATCTAGTGAATTAAAAGGTATGAATATTATTGATAAAATATCTCATTTTCCACCTGCAAGTTATGGAATAATTAATAGTACTTATTATATTAGTTTTAAAATTAATCCCTATTATCTATATTCTTGGAATGAAAATCCAGTATTAAAAAATGATTATCGTGAAACATTATATTGTATTTATGAAACATTAAATACTGCGGTTAGAAAACGAATGATGACTGAACGACCAATTGGATGCCTAGTTAGTGGTGGATTAGATTCTAGTTTAATCGCCGGATTAGTCCGCAAATACTTACCCAGAGATAAACAACTCCGAACGTTCTCCATTGGATTTGAAGGATCACCTGATCTTAAAAATGCAAGATTAGTAGCAGATTATCTTCAAACAGAACATCATGAATTTCTTGTTACTCCTCAAGAATTTTTAGATAATATTGATGAAGTTATTAAAGTTACAGAAACATTTGATATTACCACTATTCGTGCCAGTGTCGGTAACTATTTAGTCTGCAAAAAAATTAAAGAATATAACCAAACTCAACTACCAGAAAATCAATCAATTGTAATTTTTAATGGTGATGGCGCGGATGAAGTCGCCGGTGGATATTTATATCACCGTAATGCACCATCTAAATTAGATTTTCATTATGAAAGTGTAAATTTATTAAATGAAATTCATAAGTTTGATGTATTACGATCAGATAAATCTTGTTCTGATAATGGATTAGAACCAAGAACACCATTTTTAGATCGTGATTTTGTTAATGCTTATATGAGCATACCAATCGAATATAGATTTGATAATGAAAAACAAGAAAAATATTTAATTCGTGAAGCATTTAAACGTGAAGCATTAATCCCAGAACAAGTATTATTACGAAAAAAGGAAGCTTTTTCTGATGGTGTATCAGTAAAAGAAAAATCATGGTGGCAAATTATTCAAGAATATTTAGAAGATAAAGTTGTATTACCTAAAGATAACTATAATTTACCATTTCCTGAAACTGGTTTAACTAAAGAAGCTTATTACTATTACACTAAATATTGTGAATACTATAAACAACCTTATAATATATTACCTCGTTATTGGCTACCTAAATGGTCTGGTAATGTTATTAATCCATCGGCTCGTGTCTTAACTGAATATTCAGTTTAATCAAATTTATCTGCTAACTGTAAAGCTAATTCAATCGCTTGGTCCATATTTAAATATTTATATGAACCTAGACGACCTAAAAAGTATATATTATTTGCCTCATCTTTTTTAGCCTCTTCTTGATATTTTTTATATATATCTTGATTCTTTTGTGTTGGTACTGGATAATATGGATCACCACCATCACATGTATATTCTTTTACAATTACTGTTTTATTTGCTGATATTTGATCACTGAAATTCTTGGAAGCACTAAAATGCTTGGAAGCACTAAAATGCTTGGAAGCACTAAAATGCTTGGAAGCACTAAAATGCTTGTACTCAATAATCCTCGTCCATGGTGTTGGTACAATTATATCATCTTCAATAACATAATGTTGTGGATAATTAATTACCGACCTTGATTGATAATAATCGATATCATGATATTCTTTAACAAAATTAATTGATCTGTATTCTAATTTTGGTAACCCTAATTCACTATAATAATGATCAATTGGTCCTGTTATAAATATTTTACTATATTCCTTACAATCCCCTTTGTTAAATTCTACATTTAATTTTACATTGATATTCGGGTGATCTAATATATTTTTTATAAAATGTGTATAGCCTAATTTAGGCAAAGCTTGATATTTATCGCTAAAATAATTACAATTATAATCTGATCTAACTGGTATTCTGGCTAATACACTCGCATCTAATTCATTAGGATATTTATTCCATTGCTTAAATGTATATTCTTTAAAAATTAATTTATATAATTCCTCACCAACATTATTAATTGTAACCTCTTCACCATTTTTTGGATCACTATATATTTTATTATTTTGTAAAAATGCTCTCATTTCTTCTTGATCATAATTTTTATTTAATAATGTATTTACAGTTGTAATATTAACAGGTATCGGAAAATATTTGTTATTAATTCTACCTATTACTTGATGATACCATGATTCCCATTCAGAATATTTATTTACAAATTCCCACACCCTTTCACTATTAGTGTGAAATATATGCGCACCATATTTATTCATTAATATATTTGTTTCCTCATCATAATAATCATAACAATTTCCACCAATATGATCTCGTTTGTCTATTACCGTTACATTATATTTATTACATAATCTACGTGCCATTACTGCGCCAGATAATCCTGCACCCACTATTAACACATTTTCCATATCTGTAAAAATTGATTTTTATTTTGAATATATAACATATAAAATTTATTCAAAATAGTAAATATAAAATATTTTTAATTATATATATCATAATTGGTGTATATTTGTGTTCCAAATCCTGCTTTATTTTTAATAACATAATTATTTTTTGGATCTTTATCATCTGGCGCATAATTATTTGTAACACTATTTATAATATTAGAAGATTTAAATTTACCACTTCCAGTACCTACTGTAGTACACGTACTAGAAATAGAAAAATTACAACTATTACCACCATTTAGAGATACACGTTGTTCAAGAGTACCTTTACAATTAACTCCATTTGCATTATAATCTGCTATTATTAAATTATTAATTTTTGATACATTATCTTTCCAGTTATTACATCGTGTAAAATCCGAATCAGTAATCGATTCTAAATTACCATACATCACACCTTTAACGCCCTTATTTTTACCTATATCACATACATATCTATTCATGCCATATTCTTTAATACCATCTCCATCATTAATAACAGTATTAGTACCCTTCATTAGCGTACATATATCTTTTATATTTGACATTATATAACATATATAAAGAAATTTTTAATAAAAAAATTGATAATTATTTTGAATATATAACATATAATATGTATTCAAAATGACAGACTCTATCGAAGATGAGACATTAAAGGTAGTAGAAGATATATTAGAATCATTAATAACTACTAAAAAAACTCTCAGCGATATCGTTAAACTAAAAGATGGTTCTGTCCTAAATATTTCCCCTGATTATCCCGCACATGATATGAAAGATAATATTTTACCCATCATTGAAAATATTCCTCAAGGTGAAGAAGCTACCAGAATTTTTATTAAAAATAAAGACACTGGAATTGTATTAGGTAGCCCTGTTGGTGCTTACGGTACTGTTTATATTACTAGATACGGCACACCTCATACATTTGATTATAATTTACACCGTTATGACAATTTTCGTTCTATACTTTTTAGCGATAATAATAGCGTATGCCCTTTTCATAAATTTGGATGCGATTCAAAAATAACTTCATTAATGCTACCTGATTATGATACTAGGATTAATACATGTAGCAAACATAGATACATACCATTTTATATTGGTAACCTTAATATTGCTGAAACGACTAATTTACGATTATTTTTAGAAGATAAAATATTGCTTAAATTAGCAACATACTGTCCATATGATAGTGATAAAAAAATAGCACTTCTCCAAAAAATTAAAGTAATCCTAAATCTCGCCGAAAAAAATAGAATTAATAAAATACAACTTGACGATGAACTAAAATTTCGTGGTATTCATTTTTATAATCACGGATTTAAACACCACAATAAATATGGTTGGGCACTTTTATACGATAATAATTATAACCGTACTGCTCATATTTTTCTCGATGAAGTAACAAATGATGAAAAAGTTAAAGAAGCTTTATCACTATTTGCTTTTGAAATTATTACTGCTAAACAAGAACACGATATTCCATATACAATTAATTATATTAAAAAACAAAATAAATCAAATTTTACATATCTTTCAAAAGTAGATAGAACATATTTTAACCTTAGCTCTAAAGAAATTCTTAGTAATAAATTACTATTCTAAAAAAACTTCGCTGACGCTCGTTTCGGTCGCTACGCTTCCTCAGTTCGCTGCGCTCACCTTTAATGTGCATATACAACATTTATTTTATACGCCGTTAAAATTGAGCATAACAATATATGTATAAACAAATGCTATTTTATAGGCTTATTAAAGGTGAGCGTAGCGAACTGAGGAAGTGCAGCGATAATTAATTTTTTCAAAAATTAATTCTGGTTGAAAAATTAAAAATTTTTCAACGACCGAAACGAGCGTCAGCGAAGTTTATTCTAAAAAATAACACTCTTCTTTAGCATAGTAACCCCAATAGTTATATAACACTCTCATTATTGGTGCTAATGGTATATAACAATTATATAACATAAATATTACATTTTTTTGAATTTTTTTATTATCTTTTATCATATCAATATAAAATTGTTCATGCTTTCTATCAGATTCTTCCAAATTATCATAATTCTCTATTAAATTCTCAAAATGATCATATATATTATTATACAATTGCTCATCACCTTCTTTTATTTTTATCTCAGATGGTAGTATAAATAATTCATCTTTTTTCGTTTTACTATTATATAATGGCCTAATTAATCTTAATATATCAAATTTTATTTTAATAACATTATCATATATTACTTTAAAATTCTTTTTATACATATCAGTATTAAATCTATTATATATATTCAAAATCTTATTAATAAATCTTAAATTATACATTTCTGGAAATTTCTCTGTCGTTTCTAAAACATAATATGCATTATATATTGCTGTTAATAATTGACTATTTTTTCCATCTTCAACAACAATTTTACATATCTTTTTAAAACCTTCATATGATTTAATTATTGATTCATTCCAACCCAATAAATCATCAAATAACAATGAATCAATATATTCTAATTCTTGTATAAATTTATTACTCATATACATACCACCCTCAAATAATAATGCCAACATTGTATCAGTTGATCTATCATTAAATATTCCAAATAATGTAGTTACTGATGTTAATGTTGTTTCTAATACATTAGAATATACTGGTGTATCTGCTAATTTAATTAATTTTTCCTTAGTATTATCTGTTGAAAATAGCTCATACAAATTATTAAGTTTTAAATAATTTATAAATGGTGACTTATTATTAAAAATATATCTCTTATCAACTAACTTTGTAATTGGTATATTATACTTTTTCATTAAGTGAAATAATGTTATTACAAAATGCACTTCATAAGCTCCTTTGTAAAAATGAATTGTAACTACCTTCCACATATTCTCTGTTAATTTAGGTACCATAATTGGTAAATAATCCCATCTTGACATAATACATACATTTTCAATCCAATCTATTATAAATAATTCATTATCATATGGATTTATTTTATTTATTTCACACACTTTTTCAAATCCCATTACTCCTAACATAAACCATGTCATATTAAAAAATGGTAACTTTAATTCTTTTTGAATTTTCATCAATGTATTAATTGAATCATATTGAAAACATCTCAAAATAATTTTGTTCATTTCTACTCTTATTGGATTTGCTACTTTACTTATAGTTAGCTTACTTTTTAATATTTTATCTTTATTAATATACGGTATAATAATTTCTGCATCATCATGCACATAATACATAATTCTATTTATAACATAATCTTTCATATTCATTGTTTTGTATATTTTATGTATGTACGGCTTAATTTCTGGATTGTTTATCCCCGATAAATATAAAATTGCCATTATATTTTCATTCATTAATTCTGGATCATATCCACAAACACTGTACCATTTACACATTTCTAAATAACAATGTGGATATGGTATAGAAGCTAATAGTAAATTTGCCATGTTACGATATATCATTTTTTTAATACTTTTGCTATCTTTAAATATTTCAAATAATATTTGTAACATTTCAGTATTTTCTGATGGAAATTGTAATAATATAAACTTAATTAATCCATCTTTATTAAATACATCAATAATCATATTCTTAAATTCTTCACTAAATTTATCGTTTATCTCTTTTTTAATATAATAAATACAAGCATCTCTCTCTACCTGCTTGGTATCTATCACTTTAGTCTTCTTCCCCATTTTATATTTATTATTAATATGATTTATTCATCAAATAATTTTATCAATTTTTTATAATCCTCTTACAATATTCCCTATTCCCCTACTTACATCTGTACCAAGTGCTAATGCACCTTGTGTTGCTACAATAGGCCGTAACGCTACATTTGTTAGCAATTTATAATTATAATATGCACCTAAATAAAAGATTAATCCTATTACTATAATTATTGGTAATAACCATGATGATACTTGCGGTAATGTAGGTGGATATGTTGGATCAGCTGAATTATATACCAATCCTATTTTTTGACCAACTTTTACCGGAGAAATATCACTTTGTTGTAATTGTGTTGTACCACTAATACCATTATAATTATATGATACAGTAAATATACATGAATATGATACATTTCCTTTAGCGTCTGATGATGCATCACATTTATTATTTGGATTATCTATTGAAACAACTGTTCCTTTAGTTGATATATAATTTGATTGCCATTTATATACATAATATGCACCTATTAATAGCACTGTACCAATTATAATTAGTATAATTATGCTAGTAAAATCTTGAAATTGTCCATATGCTAATGACGCATTATATAAATCTTGTTTCATAGACATCTTATTTTATAATATATATTTATAAAATAAAAATTAATTTGTTAAATTAAACATCAAAAATTCCAGTTAAATTATCAGGTAAATCATGCACTACTGTGCTATAAAATGTCTCAATATCTTTTAATAAACTCTCCTCTTTCTCTGTTACAAAATTTAATGCTACACCCTTACGTCCAAATCGTCCTGTACGACCAATACGATGAATGTAATTTTCTCGGTTATTCGGAATATCATAATTAATTACTAACGATAATTGTTGTACATCAATACCACGTGCTAGTAGATCTGTTGTAATTAAAATACGAGCTGTTCCTTTATGAAAGTCTGTCATAATTTTTTCACGCTCTGTTTGTGTCATATCTCCATGTAAAATTGTTACTGACATCTTCTGTTCTGTTAAATTTAATGCAAGATCTTCCACCTTCTTCTTATTATTGCAATAAATAATCGTCTGTTTTAACGATAACGCCTGATATAAATCTAATAATACTCCAAATTTAAATTCTTCCTTCTTCAGCAAAATCTTATACTGTTTAATACCTTCTAATGTTAAATTCTCTTTTTGTAACATAATGCGAACTGGAGATGTCATAAATTTCTTAGATATTTCTTCTGAATCTTTTGTCCATGTCGCCGAAAATAATGCAATCTGCGTTTCCTTCGGAATACCTGTCTTAAATATTTCATAGATCTGATCCTTAAATCCACGATCTAACATCTGATCTGCTTCATCTAATACTAACACCTTTAATTGTTCTAACTTTAAATTACCCCGATTAATCATATCATAAATTCTTCCCGGCGTTCCAACAATAACATGCACACCATCTTTTAACGCATAAATATCAGATCTAATATCAGTACCACCAATTAAGGCTAATACTTTTATTTTAGAATATTCTCCAATACTAGTCATTACTTTCTTAATTTGCTGCGCTAATTCACGCGTCGGTACAATAATCATCGCTTGAGGTACTAGCTCCTCAAATACAATTCGGTGCATAATTGATATAGTAAATGTTCCGGTTTTTCCTGTACCAGATTGGGCTTGCGCAATAATATCTTTTCCTGACATCATTGGCACAATACCCATTTGCTGAATAATCGACGGCTTTTCAAAGCCATAGGAATATACACCCCTTAATATATTATCATTTAACCCCATTTCATCAAATGTCTTATATACATCTAATACATCCGCCTCAAATTTTAACGAGTTTTCATTTGTTTCTGACATCGCCATCTATTTGTTTTCTATTATTATATCCTTAAATTTGTTTATATATCCATTATATATCAATTTTTCTTTATATAGATTTTATAAATACGTACTTTTTATTAACTTTTTTTATAATATATATTATGGAAATTCTTGCTAATATTATCGCATTTTTACATTTAATTTTTGTTATATTTGTTGTTGTTACTCCATTTGTCACTGATGATACTTTAATATTATTATTTTATTGTTTTATTGTATTTTCAGTTATGTTCCATTGGATCACTAATAATCACGGTTGTGTATTAACTTTAATTGAATCTAAATTAAGAAATAAACAAGCTGGACAAACATTTATGGGAAGACTTATTAGCCCTGTTTATAAAATAAGTAGATTAGAAGTTAGATTAATTACTTTAGCTCTATTTTTATATGCTTTCTATAAATCTCACATATGGGATTCTACTACATTTTTTAAAACAATGAATTTATTTTCATTACATTATAAAATATTTCTAAATAAATTTAACGATCAAACACTCCCCGACGCACCAACTCCCCCAGAGACACCTGTCCAGATGACGCCAAGTGAGCAAATGCTGCCGGATGTGGGTGGTCAGACATTCCACCCGGTACCCGTCTAAATCCAGAAATATTTATTGGTCCTGAAATTGGATTTGGGACACTACTCTGGACAACAGTTACATCACCATACACTGGAGTCAGAGTACCATCAGGATTGCGAATAAATGCCGTTGGCTTACGACCGTCTGCAATGCACAGGCCACTACCCGAAATTGCAATTGGACTAACAGGAATTACTGGAATTGCCAGTTTAATAGAAGGAAGCTCCGCATATGTATATTTGATCGACATTCTTAATTAAAAATTATATACACCATATATGATATATAATTTTCAATTTTTTAACATTCATGCTTGAATAAAAAATAATACAATAAATATAATAATCCAAATATATAAGCTAATCCAGCATATAATAATTTTAATACAGTTGATTCCCCATGTTTAGTACTGCATTCATAACTTAAATATCCCGCATATAATCCTATACATATCGATAATATCCTACCAAATGATAATATATTATTATCACTCCTAGATACAAATTTTTCTTTTCTATCTAATTTCTTATTTTCTAATATTCTGTTTATTATTAATATTGCATCCATATTATAAATATATAAAAAAATCATTATTAAAATTATATCAAATTTTAATAACGGTCCTTGATGGTGTCGATCCATCTACCTTCCGGTTATTGCTATCAACATACGTGACAATAACAGCCAGATGCTCTACCAGATGAGCTAAAGGACCAGATTTTTTTATTTAAAATCTGATCCTCTTCAAGATATATTATTTTGAATTCTTTATATCTTTACAACTTTCTCTGCAACAACTTTAATTAATTCTGTCTTATTTTCTTTTTTATTATATGTGCATGAATGATCATTGAAAAATCTATGAGTTTTACAAAAGAATTTATCACATGCACATTTTGGAACAGTAATATTAATCTTCTTCTTACAGTCACCAAAATCACAAGTCTTCGGTGGCATTTTATCCATATATTTATGTTGTATTATAATTGTATTTTTCAATTTTAAAACATTTATTTAATTCATCTATATATTGATTTATATACATATCATATCTACTTTTATTAACAATATTTATATTTAGATCATGTGTTTTTACATATTCTTCAAATAATAAATATCCAAATTCTTTAATATATTTAATTACAATATTTAGATTTATAACATCAACTTCAATAATTTCTACCTGTTTTGGTAAATATAATTTATTATTTGTATATTGTTCATTTTTAATATACATTTCTCCTAATTTACATATATCTGATTTTGCCATATTAAAATATATATGCTGTTTTTTTATCGTCATACCTTGCATCAAATCACTTAGATCGTCCATATCTATTATCTTTTTATTTTATATAGTTATATATTTAAATTATTAATATAAATGCTAAAATTTTTAGATATTATAAATTAATTTTGCTTATGCTTAAAGAAACCCTTGAAAAAAATATACTACTCAAAAATGTAGATATATTTAAAAAAAATGTTAAATTAGCTACCAATAATTTACTTTTAAAAATACTTCCTTTTATTTGTGCTTGCGGTAATTTACAAATGTATTCCCTAGTTGAAAATATAATATATAATTTTCCTGATGTTCCTAATAAAGATATGTTAATACGTATGAGCTTGATTAGTGAAAATTATGAAATAGCTTCTTATTTACTACCAAAAAATTATATGTCACAATCTAATTGCCTTAGATATTATGTATGTAGTGGCGGTAATGATATTCGAATTTATAATATGTTAGATACTGTTGAAAACTGGGAAGCTATTATTGATACTGATATCAAACATGGTATCAAAAATGGTAATCTTTTTACTATTAAATATATATTATCTAAAAAAATATTACCATTAGATGATTATAATTATTTACCAAATGAAAAACATAGTCTAATATTAAATGATAAATTAATTATATATTATAAACAAAATAATATTAATATTGAATTTTTATTAGAAGAATTATATAATAGAAAAGTTAAGAATTTAGATTTTATAAAACATATATATTATTTAAAAAAATTTACAAAACTAGTAAGATATAAAATATAACATATATTATTATTAAAAATGAATTGGGATAACTATAATAAATGGAATTTATTTATATTAACTACTCAATATAAAGATAATCTTATAGAAAGAGCGGGGGCGGAGTGTAATAAATTATTTTTTTATAAAAATAAAAAAGGTTTAGAAGACAAAAAAACTATAAGTAAAGAGGAGTGGAAGGAATACGGAAAGTTGAATATTATTTTTGACAAACTAAATAAAAAATATAAACTAAATTTGGGACTGCCGAGACAAATTTGTGAAAAAACTCAAAAACATAAAAAAATGGAGGATATTATAATTGGAAAAATGTATAATATTCCAGCAGAACTTAATGGTATCGAGACAAATAGTAATGAATATTTTTATGTTCCCATACATCAATCAAGGCGACATATTCACGGTGTCCCCAAAGAATTTTTATATGATTATGTCGTTAATATGATTGATAAAGCTAATTGGGAATCTAGATACAATTGGTATTATACAGAACCTATTTATCAAGATAAATGTGCAATATATATGTGTCCAGAAAAATATGACATTGATAATGTCACTAAAGAAAATAAAAAAATAAAAAAAGAGTGTGTGTGTGGATATAAAATTAATGTATTTAATGTGATGAAAAATTTATTCGTTCATTTAACCTCAGTCGAAATTGTAAAGCTCAAGAACTATTTTCATAAAAAAAAGATAGATAACTATCGTATTAATTTTCCAAGTAAAAGCAATTATATTTCCTATTGTATAGGTAATTGCATTGGTTCATTTGGGATTATCCATAAAGGAATTCCAAGTGGCAAACAAAAATGTACTGAATGTAATATTATATATTGTCGTGAATGTGGTAAAAAACCATATCACTATAATTCTTTATGTAAATTTACGGATATTGAATTCGAAAATCCTGAAAAGTACAGAAAGTGCCCAGGTTGTAAAATCTGGGTTGAAAAAGAAATTGGATGCGATCACATGATATGCTTATGTGGTGTGCATTTTTGTTATAATTGCAGAAATGTATTAAATCCCAATGATCCTTATTTTCATGTATGTAGGATGGGGGTAACAGATCCACATTTCAGAGATTTTGAAATTAATCATCCAACAGTTAGATATGTTGGACAACCAGTATGTAAATGTTCTAAATGTTATTAATTTATCAGGTTTAACAGGTATTAAAAAGGCAAATGCCTCCATTATGTTTTGTTTTGTTCCTACAACATGATGTGATTAATAAGTCAGCGTTATGAAAATATAGAAATGTATGTGTTTATTCATGAAAGTTGCTGCAGCGGTGATTGTGAATAAATACATATATTTATTTTTTCCCAGTCGATCAATGGAAATCGATTAGTTTTAATTAATTTGTGTTATGGTAACCATTTATAAATTATTTTATCGTGTTTAGATTTAATTGAAAGTATATTTTGGTTAGATTTTTTAAATAAATATTTTAAAATAATTTATGATTGGCTACATATATAACGAATCAAATTCATTAATTATTATTGTCACAAAAGCCACAACGACGATGACCTTCGCGAGTTAGTTGTGTATCTTTATTGACAATCAAATATGCCCGTTTGCACTGGCACACAATTACTTCCTGTGTGCGAGGGGGCGGTGCCGGCGGCGCATTCTCTACTCTGTCTCTAAAAGAGGTCAGAGAAAATCGTGGAAGTTCGCCATCGCGAAGATGTTCATCATACTTCGGGGGAATATTAATAATAATAGAAGGGGGAGTGACAGATCTATTAAGATTCATTTTATATATACAAATTATAAAATGAATGATATGATATTAAGTTTTCAATTTTTTGTAAATATAAATATTTATAGATATTAATATATAATGCCAAGTCATAAAACACTTGTTATAAACGATGATATTAAAATTATATTTACATTTTTAGAGCTAGTAGTAAATATTGATATATATAATAATGAAACTATAAATACAAGTGCTATATATCATAATGAATTTATATTAGAATTTAATAAATTAGTTGATGATTATAATGTAACTACTCATTATGCTAAATTAATTAGATATTGGTTCAATAAAAATTACAATAAATTATATCCTCAAAAAACATATATTACTATGTATGGTAGAATAATTAATTTAAAATAATTTATTCAGGATCACTATCATGCGAGAAACTTGTATTTTGACTACTACTAGCACTTTCCATCATTTCATACAGATCAACAACAGGTTTAACTTTCTGCCTCTTAATTACGATATTATGAATATTCTTATTAATATATTCTTCCATCTTATTTTTAAGATCAAAAATTGAATTTGCAATATAAGTCATTTTATACGCCTTGTAAATTTTATTATTATACATAATGTAAATTGTTGCAAATTTATCATCATTATCAAGTACAAGATAATAACCATTATTTGTTTCTTTTTCAACAATAATAATATTCTTATCATCCTTTTCAATTTCAAAATCAGATGGAATATTAGTTTTAATATATGTATGTACTAGATCAAATTTTAATTTATGGATCTCAGTATTACATACATACTTGTAAAAATATACTAGGATTTCTTTTATTGTTTTTACTTGGATAACTAATTTCTTATCCAATACATTATTTTTAATAAGATATAAATGGTATGTTGATATATCATACGGCGGCAAAGATACCAACATACCATTATTTGTATATTTATGCATTACCTTAAAATAGTAATACACGTTAGGATATACATTGATATTATCACGAATAATATCAAATGTACTAGTGTTATCTATAAACTCTTTTCTTGTATTGATAAGAGTTTCAACTGCAGTATTTGTATCATCTTCATCGACAATTGGACAACCAGCAAAATTTGATTCTGCCGAAGTATTGAAAGATAGCTTGTTAAAAGACATTGTATTGAGTTAATATAAATTATAGTATTTATTTGTAATTTATTTTTCAATTTTTAGTATATGTATATAATATTGATTATATTTACTATAATACTATATCTCATTTTACCAAATATGGAGTATTTTGATAAAATAGATCCACCCACATTATATAATAAAAAAATAGCTATTATATTACCCTATAGAGAACAAACTGAACAAAATAGATCTCAACAATTAGATATTATAACTAAACACTATAATAACCTTAATAACCCTAATATTGATCTTTATATAATCGAACAAGGCAATGATAGACCATTTAATAGAGGTATTTTACTTAATATAGGTCACGATATTATATCTAAAAAGAATACATATAATAATGAAATACACCATGATATTGATATGCTACCAAATACAGATTTAATTAAATACTTTTTTTCTGATAATGTAATAAGCGCTCATCCTGAAGCATTTTACAAAAATTTTCTTGGTGCAATTGTAGTAATACCTTTAGATATTATGAATAAAGTTAATGGATACACAAATAATATGTATGGATGGGGTTCTGAAGATGATAATTTATATCAACGATTAAAACATAATAATATTACACCATTTAATGTAAATTCAGGTGAAATTGTTAATTTAGAACATAAACCATCAAATCGAATTTTTAATATATACAATAAAAAAATTAACAAAGATGAATTAAAAAATAATTTTAATTCAGGTCTATCTGATCTTAAATATATTATTACTTCTCAATCAACTATTAATAATATTCCTATATTTACTGTTGATTTTTAATTAACGAAAATGTCGTAATATTATGATCTATAATATCCATTTCTATTAAATCAATTAAATTACATTTATTATTTACTGATGCTATTGTCATCGTATTTTCATTCTTAACACATTTTAAAAATGCTTCTTCTGTATTATCACATATTTCTACCTCTATATTACCTAATTTTTTTTCTATATATTCTATTGCTTCTTTATATACCATTTCCTGTAAATATATCTTCTTACCCTTTTTACATTTATTCCCAAACAAACCTAATCTTATTGTATGATCAGCACATCCAATACAATAAAATTTATCCGGTATATCATACAACTTTCCTATTAATGAATTATACGTCGGTAATAATCCGTACTCTATTTCTTTACTACTTAATCTTACAAATATATCTTTTATTGAATTACATCCTATATGTGTTCCATAAAAATTATTAATAACTTCTGATGAAAAACTACCTTTATTACCTAAATATCCTATTGTCTTAGTTTTTACATACTCTTCTAAATATCGTGTTTGAATCCTCTTACTCAATTCTATCATTTTTATAAATATATTATATTGCCTTACTTTCGTTAATATATTATATTCCCTCTCCCTATCTGTTATTAATTTATAAAAATCATTTGCCTTATTCAAAAATTTAAACGGCTCTTTCATATATTTTATATACCCTATCACTTCACTACTACTTAGCCTCTTATGAATGTAACACATTAACTTGATATTATCTTTAACTATATCATATAATTCATCATCATAATTAATTAATATATTATTTACCATATTATTCTCTAATAACATATCATCTTCTACTTCTTTATTCTCATATAAATTATCAATAATCGTTTCATACTTATTTAAATAATTTCTCACTTCATCTATAGTATATAAATCTACAATATTTTTATTACTATTTAATACTTTTAACACAATATTAGATGATTCAATATTTATACATCCATCTGTTATACTAACCCCTCTTTTTAACGGATATACAACAGCTTGTCCTATTAACGCTGATGAAGACGATACTAATTTCTGATTACCACTATTTATATTTGACTCTATCATCACACCCTTAATATTATACTTTTTTAATCCAATTAATCTTGTAATTGAACATGCTACTAATACTTGCTTTACATATTCTTTTTGACTATTACCATGCGAACAATCAATTATAATCCCCGTATTAATCTTTTCTTTCTCAAGCTCTTTACTAATCTCTTCTACATCTTTCTGATAATAATTTGGCAGTAATCCACCTCTTAATATTAAATGACTATATTGATTACCATTTGTCGATATATGACATGCCTTACCTTCATAATCTATCCCTAAAAACTGATGACTATATTTCGCCGATAATATCCCATCTATCGCTTTCTTATAATCCCCCTCTGTTAAATTTTTAAATCCTACTGGCATAGATAATCCTGATGCTAATTGACGATGAATTTGACTTTCACTTGTACGAGCTCCTATCGCACCCCATGATACTAAATCAGATAAATATTGTGGTGAAATTGTATCTAAAAATTCACACCCAATAGGTATGCGTAATTTTGTTATTTCTAATAATAATTTTCGTGCTAAATTTAATCCCTTGTTAATATCATATGTTTCATTTAAATCTGGATCATATATAAATCCTTTCCAACCATGTCTTGATCTTGGCTTTTCAAAATATACCCTCATTACTATAAATAAATTTGGATTTTGCTCTTGAAATACTTTTACATGTTTTGCATATTCTAACGCTAAATTATAATCATGAATTGAGCATGGTCCTATTATTACAATTAATCTATCATCTTTATTCGTTAATATATTTTGAATATTAATTCTGGACTCTTTAACAAATAATTCATCTTCGACATTTAATACATATTTTTTAATTAATTCATTGGGAGATGGTATTGTTTTAATTAATGTTATATTTGTATCCATTTTTATAAATTATTATTGTTTATTTCTTAACTTCTTTTTATACTTGTAATATATGGATCCACATTTTTGTCCCAATGATAAATTAATGTTTTATAAATATTTAGATAATGCAACTACATATTTAGAATATGGATCAGGTGGATCAACCTACCAGGCATCTATTAGAAATAATGTTAAACAAATTATTTCAGTAGAAAGTGACATAGATTGGCATAATAAATTAATAAATACTATTACTAATAAAGATCATATATTATTTAAATATATTGAAATGGATACCCAACCTAATAATTGGGGTTATCCTGGTCCTAAAAGTAATTGGAATGATTGGTTTAAATATAGTAATGTTATATGTGAATTAGATATTAAAAATAATATTGATTTAATTTTAATAGATGGTAGATTTAGAGTTGCTTGCTGCCTAAAATGTTTCGATGTTATAAATGATGATTGTCTTATAGTTTTTGATGATTTTTTAAATAGAGGTCCTTACCATATAGTATTGGATTATTATGAAATTATAGATAAAACAATAGATAATGTAATGGTTGTATTAAAAAAGAAGAATGTAGCTAAACCATCAGATGAATTAATTAATTCATATATTAATAATGTTTATTAATTTTTTTTCATTACAAATATATCTCCTGTATATTTACTATCAATTATAGTTACTTTATCTTTATTATTAATTAAAAATTCATCTGTTGCATCTCTGGCTCCTTTCCATGCATTATAATCATCAACAATTATATAGCCATTTTTAGATACTAGAGGAAATAATACATCCAACTCTTTTTTCGTTGAATCATACCAATCAGTATCTAATCTTAAAATACTTATTGATAATGGATAGATATTATCTAATGTACAATTTATATCACCAATAACATATTTTATTTTAGATGTATCATAATTTATTTTATTTATATTATTTTTAACTAAATCAATTGGAGCATATGCCCATTTTTTCTCACCATGCCAATTATCATAATCTCTTTTATACTCACCTGATTGTATTTTATTATATAATTCTTTAGCATATGGATGATCTTTATTACTAGCAGGAAATGTCATACCATCAAATGTGTCATATAAATAAAATTCTCTATTCATATTATATTTTTTTTGACATAACATCATCCACATACAACATCCTCCTTTCCATACTCCACATTCAATAATTGAACCATTTATATTATTTAAATTTATATCATCTATAATTTTTTCTAAATAATACAAATGTGATTCATTTATCATCGTTTGATCTTTACAGATTTCCATTTATATTAGTTACATATATTAATATATTCTATTCTAAACTAAAAATTGATTTAATAACAATAAAGAAATATTATTAAATAGTAATAAGAATGTATAAAAATTTACAAATATTACGTGAAAATCCAGAGACTGCTAATGCAGGGAAAAAATGGACCGAAGAAGAAATTAACATACTTTTAAATGAGCGTAAAAAAGATAAATCAATTGAAGATATTGCAAAAATTCATAAGCGCACCGATAGCAGCGTTAAATCAAAACTACTAGCTATTGCTGTTTCTCTACTAAATAAAATGTCAATGGAAGAAGCATCTAATATTGTAAAATTTTCTATACCTACAATTAAACAATATATGGAAAAACATCCTACAAAACCTGAAAAACCAAAAGAAGAAAAAAATATTAATATTATAGATACATTAGGTATTAGCACTCTTAAAATAGAAGAACCAATTATTATTAAACCAGAGATTGTACTTAATTATGAACAGCAATCTGCACTAAAACATTTTAAACTAGGTAAGAATATATTTTTGACTGGTCCTGCTGGTACTGGTAAATCCGTTACTCTTAATAAAATAAAAGAATATTGTGTTGAAAATAAATATAATTTTGGTATTACTGCTTCTACTGGTACAGCGGCGTTTTTACTCGGCGGTAAAACATTACATTCGTTTTTAGGCATTGGATTGGCTGCTGAATCTGCAGAAGATCTGTTTAAAAATGTTAGATATAAATTACCGCAAATCGCTTCTAAACTAAGAGAATTAAAAGTATTAATTATAGATGAAATTTCAATGCTAGATGCTGCATTATTAGATAAAGTATCTGAATATTTACAATGGATGCGCAAAAATTATACCCCCTTTGGTGGTATTCAAGTTGTATTAACTGGAGATTTTTGTCAGCTAGAACCCGTTAATGGTGATTACTGTTTTAAATCTAAAGTATGGGAACTACTAAATCTTAAAATTGTTTATCTTACAAAATTAATCCGCCAAGATGAAGACCTTCAATTTCAAAATATCCTCTCAAAACTAAGATATGGTAAGTGTTCCCAGAAAACATTTGAATTACTATCATCATTATCAAAGACAGAATTTGGTGAAATAAAACCCACGATATTGTATCCACGAAATTTTGACGTCGATAAAATTAATAAAATGGAATCTGAAAAGCTTATTAAATCTGGTGCTAAAAATGAAACATATAAAATAGAATTACCTGTATCTACAAGAATTAAAGAAAAAACAGAACGCTGGATTAAATCATTGGATATTCCTGATTATGTTTTATTATGTGTTGGTGATCAAGTTGTAGTAACTGTAAATATTGATCAAGATAATGGAATTGTAAATGGTACTCGTGGTGTTGTAATAGACGTCCAATATAAAAATGTTATTATCAAAAATATTGATGGTAAATTATTATTAATTCAATATCATAAATCTACCAACGTAGAAGATAGCAATGTGTATGTATCATATTTACCACTTAAATTAGCCTACGCCCTTTCTATCCATAAATCACAAGGTATGACTTTAGATGCAATTGAAATAGATATTGGAAGCAAAATATTTGCTGCAGGTCAAGCATATACTGCATTATCTCGTGCCAAAAATTTAAACAGCGTAAAAGTTAAAAGTATATCTAAAACAAGTTTTATTATAAATCCCGATGTTCTCGAATTTTATAAAAAAATAGAAAAAGAAATTAAAATAAAAGAAGATAAATTCATTAATAAACATCTTAATACAATAATTTACAATATTGCTAATCATATTAATCTCGATAATTCATTAGATTTAATTTGGGAATTAATTCCAGCAGATGAAATAGAAATTTTAGAATTTTTTGATGGATATAAAAAACCTAAGATTACATTAGAATTAATGGATTATGAAAATATGCTTGATTTGAATGATATTGTTAAATATGTATATAAAACAAAACCATTTATTGATATCGATAATTTTCGTAATAAATTAAAAGATTTTATTTAAGCTGATTTTGCACTAATAATTAACATTCGTTGAAGGAATAGGCTTTTATGATCCTTGTCCATAGTTTCACGATGCTTATCTATAACTTCACGAAGTGATGGGGATATAATAAACCCAGTTAATGCTTGTTCCTCTACTAGTGTATATAATATATTTATGAAATCAGGAACAGGCATTGGATTTGTTGAGTCTCTAGATTTCAAATGATCCTCAAAGCTAGCTAGTAATTTAAACATAATAATAGGATTAAATGGCTTAGCATCATTTTTACTTGATTCCTGTAATGCCATAATGTAAGCATTTACAGTTAATACAGCAGGGTGCGTCAGTTTTATTACTCGAAGACCTGACATTTTTAAAGATTTTATATCTAAATTATGCTATTTATTTTTCAATTTTTTATAAATTAATAATTCTTAAACTTTACATTTAATGATCCAAAATAATCAGTAATTGGATTACTCTTACTATTTTCAATACTAAATAATATTTCTTCTTTAGTATAACTACGTGAAGATAATTCTTTGATGCATATTTTATTAAATCTTACGATATCACCAATTTGCAAATCTAGATTATTCTTCTTAAATGTTATTAATTTACTATATATAATAGCAGATACATTATTACCCTCTATTTTTTCAATCCACACCCAAAACGATTCACGAGAACCATCTTCGTGTTCATATGTAATTTTAGCCATATGATTTTCTTTGTAATACTTCCACATCTCATTATCATCGGGAATATTCCATTTGACCAACATTTTTTTATTAAATAATATTCATAGATTATTCAATAAAATATTCAATTTTAAATATTACTTCTATCATTAAATACTATATTTACACCTTGCATATCATATCCTGCATCTTTTAAATATTCATATAATTGTTTATGTATAATTGGCTCATCATGTAAATATATATTTTTTTGATCACTATGTAAAAAATATTTATGAATTATATTATTTTCTTTTATTTCATTAAAATTTTCTTCTTTATCAATTGTATCTATTAATAAAAATTTTATATTTAATTTTGGATTTATACTTTTAATACTTTCTATAAAATCTTCTATTTCTTTTTTACTAGTACTTATTGTATAAGAATTTATTCTAACAAATAATATCTCATTTTCATTCTTAATGTCATTTATAAATCTTTCTACCCTTCTTTTAAATATTTCCTTATACTCAGCTACTGTATAATGAAATGTATAGATATCTGAATTATTATGTAATAAATATATTTTATAATCTTGACCACATACTATATTTGTGTCTATATTATTTTTTATTATATTTATTATTTTTGTTACACTTGTTAAACTATCAGATTCAAACCACTCAAATAATGATGTTTCTTTTTTTAATCCTAATTTTTGCAAACTATATGTTATATTACAATGCTGACCAATTGGTATTAATTTTTTAATCATAATTATTATTTATAATTAATAAATTAATTTTTAACTTATAATGCCGCAACTACAACCATCTCTACCATCCAGTTTGGATTTGGAAATCTAACATTACATATTGTATTTCTTGCCGGTGCATAATGATTTGGCATCCATTGTAAATATTGTTCATTTAATACATTATAATTTTGTGAATCAGATAAAAAAACTTGCAATGATAATATTTTTGCTTTGTTTGTTCCTGCTCTATTTAATTTATCATCTATTAAACTAAATACTTCTCTTACTTGTAAAACAAAATCATTTAAATTAGCTGTTTGCCATGGTACTTGTCCTGATAAATAAATTGTATTATTGTGAATTACGATATTAGAATATGTTGGATATACTTCGTATCTTTGAATCTGATTATTATTATTCATTTAATAATATATTAAAATAATTTAATTTTTATATCCTTATTTCTTTTTCCGACCACGTGTTGCTTTTTTACTAACTTCTTTTTCAACAACTTTAGATTTTATATCATCTTCTTTTTCAATCTCTTCTAGCTCTTTCTCTTCTTCTTTTTCATCTTTTACTTCTGGTTTAACCTCTTCTTTTTTAACTACCTCTTTTTTAACAACTTTTTTAACAGGTACCTTCTTAACTTTAACTACCTTTTCAACAACTTCATTTACATTTGCTTCCTCTTCATCATCTGATTTATCTTCAGTCAGATGACGTAATGCAGTAATCCTATCCCTAATTACACCAAATCTTACATTTATTGCATCTAGCTTCTTAGATACTTCTAAGGCTTCTTTACCTTCTTTATGATATAATTCAATTAAACTATTAATATCATTGATCTCATTTATGTCTGAATTATCTGTCATTTTTTTATTACTAATTAAACTTTAAATATAAAAAATAAATTTATCAATTTTTTAACTTTTACTAATATATGAATCAAACACATTTAATATTAATTTCCATACTCATTTTATTAATCATTATACATTTATATAAAATTATTGTATCTATTAGTGAAAATTTAAATAATAATATTACAGTTGGTAATGATAAACCAATAAATGATTATTCATATGATAATGAACAGGATTTATTAGTACCTGATAAACAAAATACATATAATTCAAATGATATTAATAGACCTAATAATAAATATGGTCACCAAACTACTGATACAGATTTAGATTTAAAAGTAGATAATCATACATTATTACTTAATACTACTGGGGATACTCCAATTGTTTATTCATTAGATGAATTAGCTGTTACATCTACATCAATGTACGCTCCAGCATTAACTCCTAGTATAGTACCATTATATATAAAACCTATTGATAGTGGATCTGGTAAAATTGTAACTGATGTTACTGTTAATAATAATAAATTAAACAGATTGAAGAGCATTGAATAATAAATTATTGGTACATACTATTATACCTATCCTCTTCCTTTGTATTAGTTTTATATATAGTCATTGCATTATCTATATCTTCTTTTGTAATGATATTACGATATATCATCAATTTACCAAACACTCTTTTAGAATGCATTATTTTAATATGAAATAATAATGTTTCTATATCACCACCAAAATTTGGAAAACATTCATAATTTTCTTTAATAAATGATTCCAAATCAAGAAATTCATCTATTTTTAATTTATCTTTATCCATTTTATTTTTTAATATATTATATAATTCTTTAGAATCATATTTATTTATTTTATATCTAAATGGAAACCTTCTATTCAATCCACTATTCATCTCAAATAATGAATTTAATCCATTTGGATATCCTGCTAAAATACAAATAAACTTATCCCCATTTTCTGATAAATTTTGATTTAACGTATTGATACATTCTTTTGAAAATGCATCATCACCTGCTAATGAATACGCTTCATCTATAAATAATACTCCACCAAATGATTCATTAATTATTTTTTGTGTTCTAATTGCTGTACTACCAACATGCTGACCTATTAAATCACTCCGTTTAACTATTTTAAATTTAGATTTTGGTAGCTCTTCTTTTATTGAAAGTAATGATGATAACATTTTCTTCATATTCATTGATGAATCTTCATCTAAATCTACACTTACTTTACATGTATTAATACATTTCATATCCAAATAAATATTTCCTAAGATTTTACCCAAACATGTTTTACCTACACCTGGTGGTCCTTCAATCACCGTATGTAACATGTGTGTATATGGAAATCCTTGTAAAAAATACATTAACTGACTTACAATATTTGATTTAATATCATTCATACCAATCATAGAATCTAATTCTTCTAAATGCGGGACAATATTATTTAATTTATGCAAATCAATTGAATAATCTTTTGTTTTATCTACTGGATATTTTTTTGATAATTTTATAATATCTTTAATATCTACTATTTTATCTGTAAATATAATCTCTACCATTTCTCTTTCAGGTGATGTTTCAATAGGTTTAAATTCTTTACCATCTTGTACATTTATTAATTTAATACTAACCTTCTTTCCGAATACTTCTTTTTCTCTCTCACATTGTTTTGAAAAGAAATCAGATACTTCCGCATCTTCTGGTGATGGTTGTCTAGATTCAATATAGTCCTTCCTTGCTTTTAATATTTCATCACTTGGAGATGCTCGTTCATCTACTAATGAACCACATGAATCACATCGTGATTTTTTATACATTTCATCTGTATATCTCATTCTTTTAATGTTTTCATATGGAGAATATCTATCTTCTCCTAATAATGGTTGTTCAATTGGTTCTGATAATTTGTATTTATTAATAACTTCCTTAACTCGAACATTTTTATTTCTATCTATTTTCTTTTTATAATTCTTATTTCCTTTATTAAAGGCATCGTAACGTCCGCTCATTTTATTATAAATAAATTAAAATTCTGCTAATTAATTTTTCAATTTTATTTGTTTCTTTGACTTAAAATATATGTTATTCATATTATATGAGTTATATTTATAGAGTTTATAATACTAAAACTATTGGATTTTTTAATAATAAAGATGATGCTATTAGCTTACTCTATCATATTAATAATGCACAAATAGAAGTATTTTCTAATTTAACACCTATTGGTAATTACAAATTACACAAGAATCAACTTTATTTTAATAACGCTAAAGTAGAACTTGAAGGATATATGAAAAGTTGGTTTTCTACACCAACAAAATCTACTAATAATGAAGTTGAGTTAAATTTATTTATTCCATTAACTGAATCAAATAAAAATAATAATGTAGAAATTAAAGATATTAATATGGATGAATTAGCTGAAAAAATTAGAAAATTAGAAGAAGAAGCAAAAGAAAATGAACAAAAAGCAAATGAAATTAAAGAAGTTGTTGTTGAAGAAGAAACAAAATTTTTAGAAAAAAGAGGTAATGTAGAACAAGAAAAGAAACGTCTTGAAAAAGAAAAAGAAAAATGGTCTCAGTTTAAAAACAAATTAGAAGCAGATAAACGTGTATATTGTATTATAAAAGAACAACTTGAATCTGGTGAATTAGCCGAAGATAATATACCTGTTTTATTTCAAGATAAATATCCTATATTTAAATATATGCACCAAAATAATAAACTAAATTTAGATGATGCTTTACATGATAATGAAATTAATAGTTATTTAGAAATATTAAATGATCCTCCACCAGACCTACCATGTGTTAATATTACCACTAATATTGAAGATAAGTCTTATAGTGATTTATTTTCAAGTGGTAGTGATCCGTTATATATATTTAAGAAAAATATAGATACTGATTTAGATAACTCAGATAGTGATTAATTTATTTCCATTCCCTATAAACATTCATATTAGTCCTCTTAGTTTCAACCTCTTCTACTTCATCATGAAATATGTCTGCAATTTCCGGATCACTAAATGCAAATTTACGATTATTATTTTTAACTTCTTCTACTTTACAATTATGATGATATTTCTCAATTTCATTATTTACTGCATAATTTTTAAATGATGCTAATTCTAAATACATTTGATTAATTATAAATTGTACTGTATTAATGTGCTTTAGTATTTTAAATACCTCTTGTTCAAATACAAAAGCACTTGAATCTTTATTCTTTTCAAAATATTTAATTAACATATTCAAATCATAATGGACTAAATTATGAATATAATGTGGAGCACAACATTTACCTTTTTTATTACCATAATTAATTTGACAATTTGATCTATGCGGACAAAAATCATACATACGCTTAACTAACTCCCCACTAAATGGTTTAGTGATTTTAGGTAATTTTAGTCTGTTAGCTAAAATTTCTGAAGCACCACTAATCCACGTTAAATATTTAATATATGTCGGAATATATTCTGTTTTAATTTTGTATTGTTGAATATGCTTACTAATATATTGAATTAAAAAATATTCATTGTCTAATAATATTAAACTATTTACAGACTCACTTGGCTTATTTTTAATAATTTTATTAACCTCTTCATTTACATCTTCATTATCAACACTAAAATTTGTTCTATAATCAAGCTTTTGATATACCTTATCTTCAATAACATCCGCTGATGATATTACCGCATTTGTTCTAAATTTATTTTCTAATGATATAATAGAATTATTATTAGTATCAATCGATTTAACCCAATCAATATTCATTTTATTATTAATAATCTCTAATGTTTAAATAAAATACTTTTCAATAATTATAATACACGATAATAAAATAAATTTATAAAACAATTTTATTTTATATATATAGAATATGGCAAAACCAACATTAAAATTAAGTTCTTATACTGGTCCTAGAAATGATAACTCTTATCAATCTAAATTAACCGAAGGTGATATTGAAGAAAGATTAAAATTATATAAAAAGATTACTGCTGATGATATACCAAAATTACCTTTAAATGTTACACATATTCGATATTTTTCAGTAACAAAAGATGATAAAGGTAAAAAAGTAAAAAAATTTAGATTAGGTGGTTTTTTAGTAAATAAAGATAAATCAGATAAATACATTATTTTAACAAATAAAGGTATTTCATGGTCAGTTGATACTCAAAAATCTATTTTATATCGTAAATTAAATGATGATGAAATACAAAAAACTATTCAAGAACAAACAGAAGTTGTTGATAATGAAAATAAAAAAATAAAAGATAATTATGAAAAATTACAAAAAGCTTATTATGAATTAGTAGATAAATATCATAAATTAAAAAATAAATATGAAAAAACTAAGACGCATTCGCAGCGCTAAAACTTCGCCTGCGCTCAGTTCGCTACGCTCACCTTTAATGTACATTTACAATAATATTTATTAGGCCATGTAAGGTGAGCGCAGCTCACCGAAGGAGTACAACGACTGAGACGAGCAGAGCATGGCTCTGCGAAGTTTTTTTTGGTAGTTTATATTATGGATGAATCCAATAAAAGATTATTAATGATATGGCATCATAAATCTAAATTATATTATGATTGTCATCGTGATACAGCAAATTATTATAATAATTGGGATAAATTATTAGGATTACCATCTATTATAATAAATGTATTTAATTCTACTTCATTGTTAGCTAATTATCAAGATGCACAGCAAGTTTTTCTTTTAGTTATTGCGGCACTTACTATTGTTTCAACTATTTTAAATGCATGTCAAGCATATTTTAAATTTAGTCATTTTATTAATTTACATAAAAAATCAATGGCTGCATATTCTAGAATTTTATATGATATTGAAAAAATAATAATTCTTGTTAAAAATGATATTACATACAAAATAGATCAAAATATTATGACAAATATACTATCTTCACTTGAAAAATTAAGAGAAGATAATTTAGAATTCCCCGAAAAAATATGGAAAAAATATAATACTGAATATAAGAGAAAATTATCCATTGATTATGATATGACTTCATCTGATACTATAAAAATTCTAGCTCATACTTTTAAAGAAAAACCGGAAATTATTACATATAGTAATATGATACCAGGACCTATTAGCCCAAACATCGGTAATAACAGATCTGATGATCTAACATTAGATAATTTAAATCTTGATTCTAAAACACCACCTAAAGATAAAATTCATCCAACTCCGTCTGTTTTATATGCAGAAGAACCACCTAAAACTATTAAAGATAGTAATCAGAATATTACAATAGATATAGATTCAAAAACTATCTAATAACTTTGTAAGGATCTACTTGTGTAAATACTCTCATTTTACAACAATATCTCATTATTCCAAATCCTTCAATTAATTCTTTAATTTTAATACTTTTTTCTTTATCGTTTAATTTAGATGACATTATTTCTTTGCTTTTAATGTCATATTCTAATTCAACATCACCTAGTACTTTTCCACAAGTAGGACAAATTAAATACTTCATTTTTAATATTAATTGATATATATTTAAATTTAAAATTTTTCATTTTTTACTAATTTATTTTATTTTTATTTTATATGGGAGATAAAAGTAAATCTATAAATTATGATGATAGATTAAGTAATTTAAGAAATCTTTATAATAAATATAGTGTTTCTGATCAAGAATATATATCTGATAAATTATCTGAAACAATTAATATAAATTTTTCTAATACAGATGTATCACTCACTAGTAAAAATGTTAAAAATGATGATAGTGTTAAATCATATTTAACTGATCCAGTTTATATGAATATATTATCTATTATATCTGAATTAAAAGATTACCGTGCCTTAGAAAAAGTATTATATACAGATGAAACTAAAAAAATTGATTTAACAAAAAAAACAACAGATCTTCCACCATTAGGTCCATCTGTACCATATACACCATCTAGTTATCTCTATGGAAAAATGATTCCTGGTAAATATCATGCTGGATACAATACACCAAGTGGTTATGTTAATGGCTATTATTCACCTAGTTATTATGCACCTGGTACATTTATTAATAACGTGCCACCTACACAATTATATTCAGGTAATGTCATAACTAATGATATTGATACAGGATTTAAAACAGAAAATAAAATGTTAAATGCAGATTTTAATACCCAATTTGATAATCAATTAGCTCGTAATAGAGTTGATAAAGTTAAAGAAGAACAAGAAAGATTAAAATTTTTAATTGAAAATGTTACCCCTGATGACTTATCTTCAGAAAAAATAACAAAATATTTTCATGAAATGACAATGGCAGAAGTTATAGATAATTTTGCAAATAGCATCGTAACTTTGTTTAAACAAGTATATTCAATGGATATTAATGGATTAATGAAATCTCAAAATAATTATATTTATTATGGATTTATTATGGTTTTTATATATATTGTATTAAGATTAACATGGCAAGATTTAAATGGTTAAATTACTAGTATTTAATATATATTTTAGATTTTTATATAAATCATTTAGTTCATATGTTGATGTTATTCTATCATCTAATGAATGTTCAAATGTTATAAATGTTTCTAGTATGTCTTGTTTTTGAGTTTTTAGATTACCATCTAATATTTCTTTTGGATATAATTTATATCCTTCTTTTTGATGCGTATTTATAAATTTTTCTAATTTAATATAATTGTCTATTTTATTCATAAAACTACTGTACAATGGTGGATTATATAATTTAAAATATTTTATATTATCTACAAATTCTAATATACTCTTATTGTTCGTATTTTGTATATTAACTCTTTCTTTTAAATTTTTTAAATCTTCTTTTTTTATTATTGATATATATATTATAATTAATACCACACTAATCACTAATAAAAATTGTAATAAATTAATATTATACGATTTAGTAAAATAAAATAATAATATTATAAATACTATCCCATATGATAATTCTAATATTGAATAATCAGATAAATTTACTAACATAATAATAAGTACGAATTTTATTTACCAACTAATAATATGTCTGATTTTTATTCAAAATATTTAGATTTAGTTAATACTCAAAAACAAAATTATCGTGGGGCTGGTATATTTTTTTATAAAAAAGATACCATAAATAATGACTATGACTTTTTATTAGGTGTTGATAATAAAAAAAGAGGTGAAAAATTAAGCGTGTTTGGTGGTGGTAAAGATAAAGAAGATCCTAATTCTTTATACACTGCTGTTAGAGAAGTATTTGAAGAATTATTTAATATTCTACCAAATGGTATTGATTTAGTCGTAGATCGATTACAAGAAAAAATTAATGATGGTTCTATTATAGAAAAAGTTTTTGTTAAAAAAGAAAATGAAATATCTTATTTTGCTCACATGGACGTATTAAATATCTTTATTAATCACTTACATTATCATGAAACCCCTTGGATGTTTAAAGGAAAAAAAGAATGGTCTAAATATTATAATAATTTAGATTTATTTATCAAAGATCGTGTGTTAAAACCAACACAAATTGCAGGTAATGGTCTAAATGAAATTAAAAGAATATATTTAGTTAAATGGTCTGAATTATCTAAGCCTATTAAAAAATCTGAAGAGCGTATTGTTATTATTAATAATAGTAAATATAAATTAAGAGATAATTTAAACAGATATCTTAAAGAAAATATAATAATAGATACTATTAATAAAAATATACATTAATAGTAATGACAGAACCTACACAATCCTCTGTTGAATTAACAATTGATTATATGATTTCATTAAAATATCATATTAATTTTGAACATAATTTAGATGATAGTTCTAGTTCTATCGTACCGTTTATTAAATATTTATACTATTTTCTAAAAAATCAAAATAAATCAAATGATGAAATTAGAGCTGCAATAATTTTACTATACGACAATGATGATCCATCTTTAAAAGAAAATGCATTGTATGTATTTGATAGATTAACCAGTACAAATTCTAGTGTATCTAGATTATCACATACATTATTTGAATATGTACAACCAAATATATATAATGTAATAAATGATTATAATAATGAATTAGATGATGTATTTGATGAATATTCAGGTGAAGCAATTAATCCTAATCAAGCATTTACATTATTCAATTCTAATCTAAATAATCTATCACAATTTTTAAATACATATACTACTAATATTATAAGAAATTCTGGTTCAACAGGAATTAATACATCCGATAATAATTTAGATTCCACTGATTCAGATACAACTGAAAATACGGTTGAACCCCCTATTAGCGCTGAAGGCAATACTGGTGCTACTGGTGCTACTGGTGCTACTGGTGCTAGTATATTGATAAGTCACGATATTAATATTCCAATTACTTTATCACGTACATTAATGTACAGACCATTTCTTGCGGCATTATTATCAAGAGGAACTAATAATCAAGTATATCGTTTAGGTGAAGATGTTAAAAATGTAGCAACAGAAGATATATTAGAAAAAAATACAAATATCATTAAATATTCAGAATTAAGTTCTACTGAAATATGTTGTTCAATTTGTTTAGAAGGTTACGAAGAATTATCTGTTATTCGTAAATTAAAATGTTCGCATCTTTTCCATAAAGATTGTATTGATCCGTGGTTATTAAAAGAAAGTTATAAATGTCCTGTATGCAGAAATGATACCCTGCCTCATACTCACACTTAAAGAAATATTGATATATATATAAGAAGCAAAAATGTCCAAGATTGTTTATCATATTAAGCAAAAAAATATGATAACTCATTACGATAATTTAAAAACATTAAATATAGATAATGAAGTATTAAATGATACTATAAAAAAAATAAATGAAGAAAAAGTAAATGTTAAAAAGGTGTTAGAACTACCTACAGAAATTATGGCAAATATTAATAAAAAACCATGGATTCGTATCCCTTATCCTATTCGAGAGATTAAGTTAATGGAGTATATGAAAGAGAAAAAAATGGAAGATGAGGAAATTAATAAATTGTTAAAATTACTGTATGAGAAAAAACTAACAAATAAGGTAGTTAATTATAATAACCAAACTGGAAAAATTGAAGATATCTCTGAATTATAATATAAAAATATATAATTATAAACAATAAATGAATGAATATACTCATGAAGAAATAGTAACTTTCACTAATAATTTAATTGAAGATATTGACTTGGATGAATATGATTCAGTTGATGATTTATATCAATATATTGATCAAACATTTAAAAACTTTGATTTGATTGTACCGGAGGATATTATTAATGAAATTATAACGCATAAATGTAAAACTAAATTAATAGTTGATGAAGTTGATGCTCAAGATATATATGAAAGTATTTTAGATAAAAAAATGGAATATATTAAAAATGTACCACAACCTGAGCAGCGAACCAAAGCTTGGTTTGATATGAGAAATAATATGATTACTGCTAGTAGTGGTGCAACTGCTTTAGGTGAAAGTCCATATGAAAAAGTAGATAGTTTTGTGATGGAAAAAGTATTTGGTCGAGAATTTATGGATAATGAATTTGTGCATCATGGTAAGAAGTATGAAGAGATTGCAACAAAATTATACGGACATATTAAAAATGTTAAAGTAGATGAATATGGTTTAATTCAGCATCCTAAATATACTTTTTTTGGTGCATCACCTGATGGTATATGTGATAAATATACATTAGATGGTGAAAAAAACTTAAAAAATTATGGTAGGATGATAGAAATTAAGTGCCCGTATAAAAGAAAGATATTGATGGAAGGTAAGATTGATGATGAGATTTGCCCACATTATTACTGGATTCAGATTCAATTACAATTAGAATGTTGTGATTTAGAGTATTGTGATTTTTGGCAATGTGATATTAAAGAGTATTATAGAATGGATGAGTGGATGAAACCAGTAGAAATGAATCATAGATATGAGCAGAATCTTAAAACAGAATATAATGATGAATGGACGTATGGTTTTGTGTTACAATACAAGATGGATAATTATGTGAAGAGGAATGCAACAGACAAGGAAGTATTTTGTTCCAAGTATTTATATCCGGATAACTTGTGTGGTGATTATCAAGCTAAAGTTATATTATCAAATAAAATGAAAGAACAAACAATTCCAGGATATACATTTGATAGAATTTTGTATTGGAGAATTGTCAATACGCATTGTTGTGAAGTTAGGAGAGATAGAGAATGGTTTAAAAGTAAGTTCCCTATATTTAAAGATGTATGGAATAGGATTGAATATTTAAGAAAAGATACGGAAGTTGCAAATATATTTAGGGATAAGATATTAACTAAAAAGGAAGAAAATAAAGCGAGATATGCAAAACGATTTGAAAGTAATGAAATTAAAACTGCGGAAGAGCTTGCAGAATTAAATGAAAGTTTAACGTCACCTGGTTCAACAACTACACCAAGTATTAAAAAGAGTAACAGTGCTAGCTGGTTCTAAAATAATTTTTTTATAATCGTAAAGATATATAAAAAAATTAATACATTAACGGTAGAACCAAGTAACCTTTGCTTACCACAATCCGTCGTGACAGTACCACTTATGTAAAGGACACCATCCATGGCCCATCATTTTGTTGATGGCGTCTTCGTCGTCTTCGTCGCCGTCGTTGTAGCCGTAATCGCCGCTATAGACAATACCACTGTTTTCGCGAGATACTATACGACCACGACCACGAGCACTATCAGCGGGAGCAACAGCGGCAACGGGCGCACTACCACTACCACTTGCAACTGTCGCACGACTATCAGCGGGAGCAACTGTGGCAACGGGCGCACTACCACTACCACTTGCAACTGTCGCACGACTATCAGCGGGAGCAACTGCGGCAACGGGCGCGCTACCACCGCCGCTAGCAACTGTTGCACGACTATCAGCGGGAGCAAGCTCGGTTGCCAGCACGTCATGCGCCTCCGGCGCGCTTGTTTGGGACTGAGTCACCTGAATATCCATGCTACCAGCAACACCATTAGAACCGGAAAACCCGGTGTCCTTTGGTGTGCCAGCTGCTGCTACACTAGTGCCTGTGAAAGACGACATATTGAAAGCTCTGGAACACTAAATTCAATGCAGTATATATAGACTATTTTTTTCAATTTTTAATACCAAATATTAAAAAGAGTAACAGTGCCAGTTGGTTCTAACAAAATTTTTTTATAAAAATATATATAAAAAAATTTATTATCTACGGTTCTTAGGTTTCTTTTGCGGTAGCCTTGATCGATCCTCGTCATCACTATTGAACGGCGCCCACCCTTCCATTTCTCTAGCATCCATCGCGTCTAGAAATTCTCCTTCGCAATGATAACAGTAACGTCCGCCAACCGATCCTGTACATCCTGGACTGTCAGTACAACGGTTTTTAATACTCCGAAATTGGACTGATTCCAAAGCGAGTATCCAACGCTCATACTCTTCACTCAAAACGCTACGTGCCTTGCTGGTAAGATTAATAACCTTAGGAGATGACATCTTGTAACGCTAAGAATACAAATATCAATGAAGTATATATATATTTTTTTTTTCAATTTTTAATAAATTAATGACATTGACCAACTAAAGTGTAAGGACATTGGCATGAGCATCCTCTACACTTAGGATTATTATGTTTTCCTCCAATTACCCGTACAACTGGATGATTTAATAATGGTTGTAGATCACATATACAAGCAACATGCACTTTTCCATCTGCCATTTGCCTAATCAACCTCGGGGGTCTTATTGGTGGTGGAATTAATATTGGATAATTATCTATTTCCATTACCTCCATTTATAAATTTACTAAAATATATAAAGATATTTTTTTTCAATTTTAAAGTAATTTTTTTTAATAGAATCCAATAGACTGATAAATGAACTGATTACTTGCGGTATTTCTTAATGTGAGGAAGGTTAGTGAGCTCGGCGCGGAGAACTGACCAGACACGCCAGCACAGGCCCTTCTTGGTCACACCGGGCGTGACATCGTACGTAGCAATTCTGACCTCGCGCGGGGTCGGAGACTCGCCAGTCGCACGATTCACAATCATCGGCAGGTGCTCTCGGTGGAGGCGATTGCAGCCGCCACGGCAGCCTTTCTTCGTGCCCTCATATTCGCACAACGTGTTAGACACGAGCTCAGGAAGCATCTTCAACTCGTCAGGAGAGAGGATGTCTAGCGAGAGCGTGGCAGGTGCAGCAGCGCGACCGCCACCGCAGAGAGGCGCAGGTGCAGCAGCGCGACCGCCACCGCAGAGAGGCGCAGGTGCAGCAGCGCGGTTTGGCAGCGGCAGCACTGCTACGCCGCGACCCTCCTCAAGCGCGCGTCGAGCGTAGATGCTCGTGCTAGGCGGAGGTGCGAGCACGGGCGCAGGCGATGGCACGGGTGCAGGCGCAGGCGGCTTGAGCTTGTTAAGCTCCTTGAGCGCAAAGGCAAGCTCGGATTCAAGCTCCTTCTTAGCACTCATCTCCAGATCATCATCTGACTTGAGCGAGGCGATCTCCTTCTCAAGCGAGGCAATCTTCTTCTTGAGCTCGAGAGTCTTGTCGTCGTCGTCGTCGATCTCGTCCAAAAGAGCGAGCGGGAGAGCGACGGCCTTGACGCGCACACTGCACGCTTGGGGTGCAATGTACTCATGCATCTCAGCGCGCGTCATGGTCATCGCCCTGCGCTCAAGTGACGCCTTGCTGCCGGTAAGCTTCCAGCCGCGCGCGCGCGCCTCCAAAACATCTCGAGCTAGGAACTTGACGCGCGGCGAGAGTGCCGTGCTGATCTCTTCTAGCCGTGCGAGCTGAGCGTTGAAGCGGCTGCACTCGAGCGCGAGGCCGAGACGATCGATCTCGAGCAGCCCGCAGAGCGCGGTCACGCTGTCGTCCGACTTGTCCGAGAGCAGCTCGTCGATCTTGTCGAACATGCGCCCAGACGGCAGCACCTCGCGGACGCACAGGTGACCGAGGAAAAAGATGGCGCCCTTGTCGTAAGGCGCATCCCGCAGCTTGGTGGTGCAGCCGCGGATGATGCGCTCCTTGACGTCTGCGCCGCAGGGGAGCGCGCACATGCGCGCAACCAGGTCAGCGTGCAGGTCCTGGTAGAAGATCTCGGGGAGCGCCTTGCCGAGGACGGCGGAGACGACGGGACCCGCGTAGGAACCGTTGGAGAGGTAGTCGCAGACGAGCTTGCTCAGCTTGTCAAACGTCTCCCGCGAGATCTTGTTCATGAGGCCCGTGACCTCCTTCTCGACCTTGACGAGCTGCCACGGCGTGCGGAGGTTGAAGTCCTCGAAGATCGGCGGGCCGCGGCGAGTGAAGGAGATCTCCAGGTTGCGCCAGGTGCCGGGCTCGAGGTACCAGAGGCGCGTCTTCGGGTCCTTGAAGAAATGCTTGCCGTCGTCGAGCTTGACGCACCAGTTCAGCTTCTCGTCCTGGTACATGCGAACGCCGTCCTCGAGCAAGCCGGCGTGTTCCGCATTTTTTCTCGTCATCGCGTTCAGCTTGGCCAGAATCTCGCTCTGCTCCGGCGTCAGCTTGCGATCAAACTTGCCCTCTCGGTAGGCGCACCAGCGGTTGGCGCCGTCGTACTTGTCGAGGCAGGCCGCCAGGTTGAAGAGCGGAGCGCTGTTGGGCTGCGGCACCCACAGCTCGCCGCTTGCGGCCAGAAAGTCGATCTCCCCCGGCAGCATAGGCGAGCCGTCCTCATCGCGCGGCCACCAGCGCGGCACGAGCAGCTTGAGCCCGCCTGCGTGCAGCGCCGCCTGCGTCAGCAGGTAGGGCAGCAGGAGGGGGTTGAAGGACGTGCGGTTGGCGGGCGCCGGCTTGGGGAAGGCGCGGTAAAAGCACGGGAGCTTCTTGAGATCAGAGCGATCTACCGTGTATGGCATGCCGCCCATCTGCTCCTTGATCCAGTTAGGCACATTGACGATGAACTCCTCGCCAAAATAAAATGACACGCCATTGCGCTTGATCTCAGTCGCAATCTGTACATCAGAGCGCACGAGCTTGGACAGATCGCTTCCGTCGCCAGTTAGGTAGCCGCCCGCGCGCAGCTCAGACAGCGTCACAAACATCTGCTTAAAGCGCGCCTCCTCGTCTCGGTAGTACTGCAGCTCCAGCAGCTTCTTGAACTTGTCGTGCAGCTTGCCCTTCTTAGCGTTTTTATCCGCCTTGGACAGCTTAATGTTCTCGAGGACAAAAAGAGAGGCTCGCGAGTCATCGAGCGCTACCTTAGCATACATCTTGCTGTCGCACTCCTTGAGCTTCTCCAACATCAATGGCAGCTCCTCCAGCTTCAAGCCAGCATACTTGGCAGACAGCTGAGCGTTAATGTTGCCCAGCGTAGCGTGATCAAAATCACCGCGGCTCTTGGCGGCTGCAATCATAGCCGCCTCGTCAGCAGCACGCTTATTCAGCACCGCGACCGCAGCATCATCACGGCGCTTGTCAAGCTCCTTGGTCGCAGCAGCAGTGCGATCTGCCACTATCTTCTCATAAGCAGCAGCCGCGAGCTCAGCAGTAGCGGGCGCAGCAGCAGGGGGCGCAGGCGCAGCAGCAGCGGGCGCAGGCGCAGCAGCGACCTCGCGAAGCGGCGGCACACCGTCATCGACAGAACTTGCGCCACCCGCCTTCTCGAGCGCCGACGCAGGCGTCACTCCGTCAGCGCTTGAAGTCTGAGACTTCTTAATACCTATGCTACCAGCAACGTCGGAAGGACCGGAAGACCCGGAGCCCGACGACGTGCCAGCTGCTGCTTCAATAATTGACGTAATAGACGACATCTTGAAGCGTAAGGTTAATACAAAATTCAATGTAATGTATATATACTATTTTTTTCAATTTTTTATAAATTAATGAATTTTCTTAGATAACTTAATATAATTTTTATTGACTATTTCACCCTTAAACAATAAAGTCGATAACTTTGCATTTTCATCAATATATGCATCAGAAATCTTTTTAGCCTTATTTTTAGCCTCTGTTGCTTCAGCCATTAAATTTCTCTTAATTTTCATCGTTTCAGGACTTTTAGCTTTAAATGCATCAGCTTTATTGTATTTTTCAAGTGCATCTGCTTCTAATGCTTTAACCTGTTCTTTTATACTACTAACAAATATCTTTGTATTCGTAATTTCAAGATCCATATCTTCTTTAATTTTAGCTATTTTATCAAACTCTTGCTTAGCATTAATAGACATACTTAGCTTCTCATCTGCTAATTTCTTATTAATATCAGGTGCTTCTGTAACTGTAGCATCCTCTTCCCAACTCATTTTTACTTATTTAACATATTATCAATAAATTAAATAAATTTCAATTTTTAGTAAAAGATTTTTTTGTCTATTTCTGTTTCTACCACACCTATCTTAATCATATATTGTACTTGTAACCATTTATAATATGGATGTCTAATATAAGTACAAGGACATCCGTAATTATCATCAGCACAATTACATATTTTACTTGTTGTAATATGATAATCTAAATTTGGCATTACTAAGTTTCTACCAAAACTATCCATTAAAGTAAATGTTAATCTATTTATATTTCCTAAACTTGACATTTTATATATTTTATCTTGATAATTTGTTGCCGCATAATAATGTAATTCACCATATGAATCTGGATATAATAAACAAAATGCTTTTCTTAATGCACTATTTGTCGAATTAATATTATTATCTGTAATCTCTTCGATATTTAATATCAAATATCTATCACCATCTAAACTTTTACTTGAAAAATAATAAAAATTAAAAGCACCTGTTGCTGCTCCAGGTGTTGCTACTAACTCATAACTACATCTTATTCCTGCATCTGTTGATGCTGTCATCATAAATTCTACTATATATTTAATTAATGATATTGATGATAATGTAAATCTTAATGTATATGTACCATTAAATAATACCACTTGTGTTGTTCCACCTATATTTTGTACAATATTATATTGTGCATTCTGTAAATACAAATCTAAATCACTATTATTAATTAATGATCCTGATGTTACTTTTTGTGTATAATATGTTGTATTATATGTTGAATTATTTGGATACACTACTTGATATGTACTTGATTGTGTTCTATTATTAATATCTGTATAATTAATTACCACTGAATATGTGTATAATGATAAATTTGTAACTAATACTGTTTCTACTGGTGATCCACTTAATGTTGCATTATCTAATCCAGGTATCGTATTTAATGGACTTGGTATAGGATTACTTGCTGTTACATATGTTATTAATTTATTGTATATTGTTTGTAATATTGGTTGTTCTACTGATGAAACTGGACCCAATTGACTTGCAATTGTTGCATCAGTAGTTAATGCAGAATTATTTACAGCTGTATATTTTGTTAAATAATAATTTCTTGGTAATACTACATTCTCTATTCTCATAAATTTTACATTCTCAAATACTCTTGGTACATTTAATCTGGTTGTATCATCCGTTTCACTAAAAAATGCCTTCATTACAAAAGGTGATGGATAATAAGTAACATTTCTATCACTACTATCAATAACAATTACATATTCATTTACATTTTCAGATGCTACATTTTCACTAATATTTGGCCATAATGTTTCATCTAATTTAAATTCTTTTCTGTCTAAATATAATCCATATTCTCTAGGATTTTTAGGATATTTAATATTATTATTATTTATAATACCTCTATTTAATGCAAAATCTGCACTCGCTAACGCTTGATTCTGATTCTGATAATTTTCTGTTAAAAATGTATTAGGATTAGTAACTCTATTTGGTAATATAGCAGATAATGGTGTAGCAGATAAACCCACCATTCTATCTTTTCCATTTATTTCTTGAAAACTATTTCTTGGGTAATTATTTCCTGGAAATTTTCCCGGAGAATTATTCATATATAATTAATAACAAATTTATTTTACTAATATATGCATAAAAATAATAATAATTGCGCCATTAATAGAGATTTTACTAGTAATTCATGTTTTACTTTAGATGAATTACATAAAATCGCTAATGATTATAATGATAAATATAATGATAAAATTAAATTATCACCATCTAAATCTGATATGGTAACTTCATTAACTAATAAATTATCTCAATTTTGTCCCGATCAAACTTGTTGGGCAACTTTAAAATTTTTAAAAAATAATGATGATCTTAATATGGCATTTAAAGCTAAAGGACCTGGTGGTCAATTTGAATGGTTAAGCACTACCGAGATCAATGACTGTATGGAAAGATTTATGGCTACTTATCCAAATTTTTTATTTATAGGTGCAGTTCCTATGGACATTGAAGATTTAGATGAATTTGGTGTTAAATCACTTAATTATGATAAATTAGTTAATATTGGTAAAACTATTGTTGCAATTATATTTAATTTAGATGAACATTATAAACCAGGATCACATTGGGTTGCATTTTATGTTGATTTTAAAAAGAAACAAATATATTATTCTGATTCAGCAGGTAAGCCACCTGAAAAAAGAATTAAACGCCTTGTTAAAAAAATAGCAGAAAAATTTTATTTTGATGATACTGGTAAAAAAATGTCATTGCCTGTTGAATCTTATATGAATAAAAATAATCTTAATGCTATAGAACAACAATATAATATTCGTTTTAATACTGTTCAACATCAATTTGGTGGCTCTGAATGCGGTGTATATTCTATTAATTTTATAACTAGATTATTACGTGGAGATACATTTGATGAAATTCATAATAAACGCCTTGCTGATAAAGAAATGAATGTATGCAGAAAAAAATATTTTACTGGATATGATGATGTAATTAAAAATAATGATGTGAATAATATTTGCTAAAAAAATATATATTATATTAATAATGAGTGAATTTATTAATATTGATATTAAACCTTTATTTGATAATATACCACAATATGATTATTTAAAACCTATTTCTTTATTATCTGATTATCATAAGAAATTTAAACCTAATTTTTATCATGATATACTATCTTCAATTAATAAATCCGAATTTGAAAATTTATTAAAAAATAAAAAAATATTACCCCAGTCTGATACCAATGATATAATTATAACAGAATATATTAAATGTTTTCCTAATAATAATATTATTATTCTTTACCCTAAAGCATTATCAAAAAAAGATAAATTAAAAGAATTTTTTAAATTATTAGATGAAAATGGTAATGTATATTATAAAAAATTATTAAATATTAATTATTATCATGCATATAATTTATTATTTCAACTATATGCAAATACTAAACGTATGAAATCAAACGGTCAAATTATGTATAAATTATCTAGACTTGGTTTTACTTTTGATACTAATAATGATATTTTAGTCGTTGTATATCAACATCTTAATATAAATAAAAAAATTAATGGTTCATCAACACCATTTAAATCTGAATTACGTAATATATTTTTACAAGAAGAACTCAAAAATACTAAAATTACTTCTATCGAAGATGCTTATCCTAGAGAATATGATTATTTACATATTAACGATACATTTAATGAAGTAATTAATTATAGTTATTCGTTTTTTCATAAAAATACAATTGAATTCACTTCTAAACAACAGTCTTGGAGATTATTACAATTGTCAGATTCAATTAAAAAATTTAATTCATTTTTAAATATAATAAGTAAATTATCTCTTATTCAAATTAATAATTTAATATTAAAAGGAAGTATTGTTTTACTTGCATATGGAACTAGAAATATTAATGATATTGATGGTTTTGTATTAAATAATATATTAATTGATAAAAAAATAATCAATGAATTCGATAAAAATAGTGATATATTTGATATATATGTTCCTTCACATAAAAGAAATGATGAATGGGATAATGAATTAAATAAACGTGCAAAATTAATTAATGTTGATAATTATAATCAATTAATACTTAATCCAAATAATCATTTTTTTTTTCATGGTATTAAATTATTTACATTACAATATGAAATTCTTCTTCGTATAAGAAGAAATAGACCCGCACAATTTACAGATTTACTTTCTATTAACCGTTTATTTAATATTAATTATACATTAAAAATCCCCGATGTAAAAATTCTTTACAATTCTACTACACAACAACTCGAAATTACTGAATATAATGATAATCAATTTGTAAATACTATGAAAAAATATTTTTTTGAAAGATATCAATTATCATTAACATACGATCAAATAGTAAAATGGATTAATTCAACAAATAATAAAGTTATTATTAATACCCCCTCTCATAATATACCTATTTATCAATCATCTACTATTTTATCCCCTTCTAAAGAATTATATTATACTACTCCAAATATATCAAATAATGATATTATATATCCTGAATTAACCGAACTATCTAAAATGGGTTTTACACATTATTCTTCTATCCTATCAGATAATAAACCTTACATTTATTATGGCGAAGATTGGGAAAATTCTAGATTATGCTCATATAAACCACGCGATATTCAACCTAAAAATAATAATAAATTACGTGTTTTAACATTTAATGTTCATAATTTTATTACAAGATGTAATCAAGGTAGTGCTCCTATGTTTTACAATAATTTTAATCCATTTAAAAAAGCTAGAAATTTTAATAATTTTATACAATTATTTAAAAAAATAAATGCAGATGTTATTTGCTTACAAGAATTTGTACCTATTTTAGATAATGAAATTAATGAAGATATAATTGATTATGATGAAATTAAAAAAATTAATTTTAAATATATTAATCAAGAAATGGCTAAATTAGGATATAATTATTCTTGTATTGGTGATTGTATTAAAAATAATTTTACTATTGATGAACCTAAACATTATTATATGTTATGTAATGCTATTTATAGCAAATTACCAATTGAAAAAGAAAAAGTATTTCATCTATTTATAAATCGAAATATTATTGGCATTCAAATTAAATTTAATAATAATTATATATGGATTCTTAATACACATTTAGCATATTTTCCAGATAAAACTCCTTTAAATTTAAATAAAGATACAATTGTTTTACAGTTTGAAACTCTAAAACAACTAATTCAAAAAGAATTTGATAATAAAAATATTATTTTTTGCGGTGATTTTAATATTAATTTATATAGAAAAGGTAATTCTTATCGCTATAAAAATTATGAAAAAGTTAAAAATATAACTGACTTATTTAATAACACTTCTAAATTTATTATTCCAACTAATTTTTCTCAAAATGATCAAACTGATTTTATTTTATTATCTAAATCTAGTGATGTAAAAGCAATATTTAATTTAATTTACAATTCTGATTTATCAGATCATAATCCTGTTTTTTGCGATTTTGTTTAATCATCAACATTAGCACTTGCCTCTTGCATCTCTTCAAATCTTCTAATTTTTTCTTGTACTTCATTACTTAATCTTATTAATTCCTTTTTCTTTTCATCTAATACATCTGTTGAATATTTATTCGTATTTGTTTCAACACTATCTCTTAATTTAAGCTTTAATTGATCCCTCTCTTCCTTTAATTCCGTATATTTTCCCATTAATGTTTTTAAATATTCCTCATATTTAACAACTTTAGCATGCATTTGCTGTAATTGCATTTGCATTTGTTGTGAAACTTGTTGGCTTTGTGATTGTTGTTGCGCTTGTCTTTGCATCTGTTGATGAGCTTGTTGCTGAATTTGTTGCTGCATTTGCTGCTGCGCTTGTCTTTGTTGCGGCATTTGTTGCGGCGCCTGTCTTTGTTGCATATTATGTACTGTAATATTTTGATTCTCATCAAACAATTCATGTATATTTTCTATCTTCTTTTCTGGCGCTGATATTGTTCCTCTCATTGCTTCCATTTTTTTTAATCTTGCATCTAATGTTTCACTATCTTCATTTATTTTATCAGGATCAATACCTGTTGTATAAAATGCTTCGTCAAATGCACTTTCTATTTCTGGTGTCTCGTTAAAATAACTAAAATTTGTGCTACCACCAAAATCCGCAATTTCACCTGTTTCTTCTTGTTGTGATGAATTATATTGTTTTGGTGGTGATCTTGTCGCAGTTGCTTTAAAATTATCTAATTGACTTTTAGATGAATTTTTTAATTGTTCATCAGCCATTCTTTTAGGATTTGTTGTTACCCCTCTTAACCAATCTGGTACATCACTTGGTTTATTTGATTGAGAAAATTCTCTATAATTTTCCATATATTTATTTACCCTATTATCTAATGATTCATTTCCATTACTCATTCTAGTATTTGTACTGTATTGTGCTGGCATTTGTCTCATAACCGGTGCTGCCATATTTCTTTGTTTTGGCGGTAAATCCAATCTTTTTAATGTTACATTTACAAATTTTTCAATTGCATCATTAACATTATTTTTTGAAATTTTACTCTTATCTAATAATGAATATGTCTCATCTAATACTTTTTTTATTACTTGCTGTACTTTTGCAACTTGCCCTTGATTCGTAATATCTAATTTTTTATTTGTTATATATTCACTTGAAATATATGATACAATATTGGGATTTACAAATAACGAATATAAATTACTCATATTCAATTATTCTAAATTTATTTTTAAATCTAACCACAATTTTATTTTTCTAATTATTTAATAATATAAATTATGCAACAATATAATCCAAATAATCCTGTTAATAAATATAAATCAATTAAACCAGATTTACCAACATTTGATCATGTTGAAAATAATAATGAAATATCTGAGAAAAAAAATATTCCTACATCATACGGTTTATATGTTCCACCACCTTTATTCGAAAAAGGTATGTATCAATCTGTAACTTATTTACAATACATTTCATCTACTATTGATTCTAAAGATCGTGATTACACAAAATATCCAGATCCTTTTAATTTTATGACTGATAAATTACCTGAATTTTATAAAAATATTAAAATATTTCAAATGTTCTATATTTCTCTTCCACAATTTAATCTACTACAAGAATCTATTACCAATACTAGTCCTAATTACGCAGATTTAATTTATATGCAAACATATCTTTTAACACATACTGTTACATTAAATCAACAAATTACAAATAGCGGTAACGGAAATATTTATACTATTTGTAACAATGCAAATAAAGAATATAATTTTCTTATTAATAATAATATTTCTCTTGTTTATACAATTGATAGTTCTAATCGTTTTTACATGTACGGATTTAGCTCTTCTTATAAATTAAATAGTAACCCTTACATTAGATTAACTATACCCGAAGTTATTTATTCCCCTATTATCACAACCGATAAATCATCCTATACTTTTATTGTTCGTATGTCTAGAGCAAGAAATTATATCGCCTACGCTAGCGTTAGAGCACCAACTAAAGTATTTAAAGAACATACTTTAATTAATTTACCTCAATTAACTTTTAAATTTGCTGATTCTAATGGAAAACCATTATCAATTGATTATTTAGATAAATATGCTAGTAATATAGACGATCCTACACTTTTTTCTAGCAAATATAATTATATTAGACATCCATTATTTTATTGGCATCAAATTATTATGGGGATCAGAATTGGTGTTATTAGAAACAGTCTTAAATAAAACGTCGCTACGCTCGTTTCGTCAGCTACGCTTCCTCAGTTCGCTGCGCTCACCTGTTATGTACTTAGTACATAAGAGCTATTCAAAGAATACCTTACATGGTCTAAGAAATATTACTGTAAATGTACATTAAAGGTGAGCGTAGCGAACCGAAGGAGCAAAGCAACTGAGACAAGCCGTAGGCGAAGTTTTTAGATTTTTACTTTTGGTATATTAATTACTTCTTCTATTAAATAATATGCTTCTTTATTCTCACCATCTACTTTTGTCGGTGCATTATTTTCATCTAATTTAACTCTACCAACTTGATAATCTAATTCAAAATCATATACAATTCTAGTTTCTGGATTATACCAATATTGCATTACTGGTTGTTTAACCCCTTCTTTTACTATTATACCTTTGATTTTAATCACTTTTACTCTCTTCACTACACTATTTAACGAATTTAATCCATTGTTTAATTTAGTGTCATAATAAATATCTTCATTATACGCTGGTCCAATTTGTGGATCAAATAATGAACTTTCATTGAACTGAAAGCATTGATATGATTCTGCCATCATATTATGATTTTGAAATAATTTACAATCCACCGCTGCTTCTCTTACTGTCTTTAAAAAACTGTCAATTAATATTTGTTTGCGTTTCGCAATATCTTCCACCTTTTCATCAATCGTTGGTTCCCCATTTCTTTTAATTGCTCTATATCTAAATATATCAACTGTTCTCTCTTCCATCGGTAAATCTTTGTGATAACATTGACGAATTGCTCGGCCCATAACCTGTGTTATTCTCACTTCGTTCCAATATGGATCCATTATATGCATCTGACGAATATTTCTTAATGAAATACCTTCACTACCAGATGGCGCAATTAATATATATTTCACCAATTTACCATAAACATTACCTACTTGATTGAATACTTCAATAGACTTTTTTCTCTTTATTTCATCTACACCACCATGATATTCTAAAAATTGTTTAAAATCTTCTCCTTCTCCATATGGCATAATACCCACATTTTTTAAATATATTTTAAATGCATATAAACCTTCTGCTGATACAAAATTAGAATATACCATAATAGGTCCTTTACTTCTTAATCCATAAAATAAAATAGCAGTCATTTTGGCTGAACAATCATAAAATGCTTTTAATAAATTACTCTTTTCTTTGTGTTCTTCCATAAATTTCTTATACTTGTAATTATATTTTGTTTTAAATATTTCCATATCATCATGAATAGTATGTTTGTTTTTTTCATCCTGTACATTCTTTTGCATAAAATATTTATCAGTTGATAATAAGAAATCTTGTAATGTTTTTTGATATAATTCAGCACCAGTAATTTCATCTTTATCCTTTAAAGTAGCTAAAAATTCAGCTGTTTTGCCTTCAGCAATTTTATTTGCATCAATATCTTTTAATCTAAATTGATTTGGTCTTGGTCTCTTTTCTCCATTGATTTTATCACTAATAAATGGAAATACAAAAATCGCAGATTGTCTTGTATAAGAATTAAAACTACCCTCTTCTGATCTATTTTGCATTCTTCTCAATTCCATTTGTCTTTCTATAAATTCAAATGCATTATACACTTCTTCTTGATACTCTGACATCATTACTTCTTTTACTAATACTCTTTTCTTAGCATATAAATCCGGTGTTTCACCAATATAGAAAGAAGTTAAACCTAATATTCTTCTTTGAAACATATTTTTAGTAGCCGGATTTAATATTTTTACTTTACCTGTTGTAACATACTTTTCTTCAAATTTAACTTCACTCGTTGGAAATATACCTGGTCTTAATAAATTATATATTAATGCTAATTCAAATGGATTATTTACTACTGGAGTAGCACTAATTAATATAATTCTTGTATTTTCATTATCCTTCATTTCTCTTATCATATAATCATAAATTGAACTTGCCCTTCTACCTGTTTGTCCTGTTACATTATTATATACATTATTAATAAAATTGTGCATTTCATCTACAATAAATAATGATTTTTTAGATGCATCAACACTTCTTATTGCTTCAATAAAATCTTTATCAGCAAATGGAGAATCATAGTGAATAAATTTTACATTTGATTTAATTGTCTTTTTTTCATCTTCATTTAAAAATTTATCTAAATCTTCAATCCATGGCTTGTTTTCTAATGTAGCTTTGATTAAAACAAAAACATTCCATTGACTTGAGAAATTAAAAAGTGCACTAATAGTGGAAACTGCACTTAAAGTTTTACCAGATCCAAGTCCGTGATACAGTAATAAAGATCTATTTGAACTTCTATAATCCATAAATTTAGAAACAAATTCTTGATATTTTCTTAATTTAACCATTTCTTGTGGAACATTACATGGATCTGATCCTAAGTCACGTTTAATTTCTTCTAAATAATATTTCTTAAAATTTTGTAAAACCCATGATGGAAATATCCTCCCGTTTAATTGTAAATTAATAAATTCATCTCTTGTTTTTGAATTTTCACTCATAATATATTCTAATAATAATATTATGAATAATTAAAATAATAAATTACTTAATTTGATCCACTTTAATCTGTTTAAACTTAATAAGCGCATTTAATGCTGCTTGTTGTTCTGCCTTCTGTTTAGATGTACCCTCTCCTTCTGCAATAATAATAATCTCTGTTGGTCGTCCTTTGTCATCTAATGATGTCATTGGATCTAATACACCCATCGTATATATTTTTTGTGTATTTGTTTTACCACCAACAATATTAGAACTAGCTTTACTTCCAACTTCCCAATAGATTGGTGATACCCATTTATTAGAATGAAACAGTTGCATTAACTGATCTTTATAGTTCTCATTTTGATAAATTAGTGATGCGTAATCTACACTATTTTCAAGAAAATATTCAATCAGTTTTTTACATACATCCTGTCCTTGATCTAATTTTAATGCACCAATAAACGCCTCAAATGCATCTTCCAAAATCTTTTCTGAATTTCTTCCCTTAATTAATTCCGTCTGTTTTGAGATTAATACATATGTATCTAATCCCAATTCTTTAGAAAACCTAGCAAACGACGACTTGTCTTCTATCTTTGTTTTTAAATATGTCATAAAACCCTCATCCCCTTTCGGATTCATTTTATACCGTAAATACAAATATGTACATAATATATCTTTTATCGTACCGTCTCCAACGAACTCTAAACGCTCACTAGAAACGTCTCTTAACTCTACGAGAGTTTTTCGCCTCCTTTTCATCTCATTCATTTCAGTACTAAACTTTGAATAATACTTTTGATTTACATATGAATAATGCGACATTGCCTCTCGAAAGATCTCAATATTTTTAACTTTAATTTCTATACCAAAGTTTCTTAGTAATCGTTCAACATCCTCACTTTCAATCAGAATGTTATTCTCATTGTAAGGAATACTAATCAATATCTCATTATCTTCACTGCTATCGTAAGCCATTATTCTATAAAGTAATATATTGTTTTATCTTTAATTTATTATTATCAATTTTTATTATAAATCAAATGACTGCTCAAATTGTCTAATATTTATCCATCTCCTTCTCAATATCAGCAACGATCTTCTCCCACTTCTTAATCAATTCTAATACTTGCTCCTGTGTTTCATACCCTGCTTCCTTAATCCGCCGAATAGATAACTTAATATTATTAAGAGAATTTAATTGACTTGTTGCTGCCATATATCTACCAAGAAGTTTATTGTACTCCTCCATTTTTGATACAAATCTATTACATTATATATACAAATATTTTTTCAATTTTATAAGAAAATTTAAAAATTATATACGACCACTTGAATCAGTAAAATCTACATTATATCCGCGCTTATTACTCCTGCGAGATTTATCCTTGTAATTCTCTCTTTCTTCATCTTCTTTGCATGAATCACATATATTACCCGTGACAGATATTGGGATGTTACATTCGTGACAACGAGGTCCCGGGTGACACTTTTGACAACCGTGTTCAGTGAGAGTTCCTCCGCACATGCATTCTAACGGATCATCTTGATATGACTTACTAACTAATTCAGAATTGGTAGTATCATTAATATTATTTTCAGCATAACAACAAGATAATAACAAACCCATTTTTAATATAAATAATAATCTAATTTTTATACTATTATTTTCAATTTTTTATAAATAAATATCAGGTTTATATATTTCTTTCATGCGTTTTTCTATATCAGTATTATTTAACCATTTAATTATACTATTAAAGTGAGAATCAATATATATAACATTATCAACATACCATCCAATCATATTATTATTATGTTCAATTATATTAAAAGGCGGTGTTGCATTGTTTTTTTTATCGTATAATTTTTCAGCATCATAAAAATAACATAAATGACTTTCAGTTAAACTATCTTCTATTTTAAATATTTTATCTGTTATCCAATGATTTTCAGAGGTTAATATTTCACACTTAATTTTTTTAATACCATCGATTTCTATATAATAGAATCTGGTATAATAATCAGACATTTTTATTAAATTAATAATCGTATTTATCTTTTAAAATTTCAATTTTTTCTAAATAAAATTACCCAATTACCAACTTCATTATATATTTCTAATATATTAATCTCATCATATTTCATGAAAAAATTTATAAACATTTCTTCATTATATACATAATAATATCTAATATTAATATGATCCTTAATTATATTACCTTTCCATGGTACAATATTAACACCTTCATGAAAACTAAATTTACTATTATCTGGTTGTTCAACTGCCCAACATGTTATAATACCTATACTGTCTTTTTTCATTACTCGAAGAATTTCCTTAAAACTTTGATCTTGCTCTTTTTCTGTTAATAAATGATGGAACATTGCTATACATAAAACATAATTAAAACTATCATTGTCAAATTGTAATTTTAATGCATCACCTAAAATTACATTTAATTTTTTATCTTTACATATATCTACAAACTTTTTACATGTATCAATTCCTACCATATTTACATTTTTATTATTTAATATATATTCCATATTTTTACCATTCCCACATCCCACCTCTAATATATTAGTATTTTCTTTTATTAAAGTTGTATAATCTTTCACACATTGCCATATATATGCTCTAGAATCTGAAAATTCTTCCGCAATATTTTCATATGTATCTTGATTAATTTGATTCATTTTATATATTATTATTATTATATATAACTAATAATTTTCATCTTTTTGAATTATTAACTAAATATACTATTAATATAATTATAAATACTAAAAAAGCACTTATATAATATTTTATTATTCCTTTATTAAAATAACAATCATTACATTTACCTTCATAAACTGGTCTGTATAATGCATATACATATAAATTATTTATATTTCTATTAAAATCAATATGCTCTATTTCATTTGTTTTAATATTATATTCAATATTATTATCAATTAATTTTTTCATTCTATATATTCCAAATCCACTAAAAGCTGATGTAACTTTAATTAATTTAGTTTCATCATTTCTTATAATTAAAATATTATTACTTGGTGTAATAGCACCAATATCATATAAACAATTTGTATTGTCTTTTGTTACTGACATTCCAAAAATTCCATTTATATTTTTATTATCATCAATTATATTAAACATATTATAAAATTCATTTTTATCAAAATCAACAAAATCAAGATCAAGCATGATCATATAATCACATTCTTTCCATTGTTTTGCCATATTTAAAATAATATTTCGTAAATATGCTAATCTTCTAGTACGTTTTTTACAATTAAATTCTGAATTATCACATAATTCAGTTGAATGTTTTCCATCTAGTACTAAATGTTCTCCAAAAATATTTTTATATTTATTTTTATATTTATTTAATATGTTAATTGTATTATCTTTACTATCATTTTCTGCATAAAATATTTTAAATTCATCAAAATATAAATTTCCTAATTCAATTAATCTATCTAGATTTTTTTCTAAATATGTATCACCATCTTTTACAATAAAACAAAATGCTACTTTACTCATATAATTATTTTATTTATTTATTTTATCCCAAAGATTAAATTCCTTAAACACTAAATACGGTATAACTAATAATAAATAATGTATTTTAATAGAACTATTATTAATATCCATATATAAATCTGGAAAACTAATTAATAAATATCCTACTGTTATTGTTAATATATCAATATTTGTTGTTGATAATATTATACCCATTATTAGAAATAATAATGAACATGGATTAAAATTAAAACTTCCAACTTTAAATAATGAAACCGTTGATCCATAACTAGCTTTAACTTTTCTATCTATATAGTATTCTGATAATATATTATTTAATATTATTGGATGTGATGATGATACATTTAATGATTGAGTTTCATCTGTTGATGTTTGATATACTAATCTATTATTTAATGAATATATATTTATTAAATTATTATTAGCTAATATATGTATATTTAAATCAACATGTGTATATATATTATTTTCAATATGATTTAATAATTTTTTAACACCTTTTCTAGATAATATATATGCATGCGTAGCTAATGAAATTATTGGTTTATTTACATATTTATTCACATATCCCGCATTTATATTAACTAATCCTGTATTTGCAAATAATATTGTATGAAAATTAATATTATTTTGACATCCAAAACAACCTAGATATAATACATCAAAATCTTTTGGTGTATTCTTAACCCCAAGATCTAATTCTTCTTTAAAATTATCTTCAAATACAACATCATCCTCAAATATTATTCCATATTCTTCACCTGATTCTAAAAATAATTTCCATGATTTAATATGTGCCATAGCAATTCCTATTACACTTAGTGGTGTAAATAATGATCCAAAATAAGTTGTATTTTCAGCTATCTCTTCTTTAGTTAATTTTTTACCATTTACACCTTCAACTAATATAGGATCTAAACCATAGTTACTTATTTCAGCTAATAATTTATCTGGTTTATTTAAACTAATTACGTATGTTTTATACATTAATATATATAAATAAAATTATTTTGATCTAATCCATTTAATAATTTCATTATTACCAACTAATTCAGCATTCATTATTGCATCATCTTTATTCTTAATTATATCTGGATTTATACTATATAAATATTCTAATATTTCTAATGTACCATAATAACATATATCATTTACATACTCTTTTAAATCTTCTTTCTTAAGCAATAATACCCATTTAACAAAATCTAAATTTTTACTCTTTATTGCCAATGAAAATAATGTAGGATGATCATCTACATTAATTAATTTTTTAATATATAAATATTTAACAATATCAAAACATCCATAATAACTCGCACACGAAAATGCTGAATTATAATTAATTTTTATATGTTTAGGCTTAAAATTATACAACCATGATACAATCTCAAAGTTACCTTTACAACATGCCTGCTCAAATCCTAAATCATACTCCTCTTCTGTTATATTTATTTTATCATAAAAACATTCTTTAATATAATACAAATTTGCACCCTTACACGCTTCCACAAAATCAGTCGTCATTTTTCTTATTTATTAAAATTACTTTTAAT